AAATCTAGCGCGTCTGCCAGTTCCGCCATAGCCGCTTATAAATTAGGTACACCTACACTCCCGATTCTCCAGGCAGGACAACTTCCATTTCGGACCACAATATCCGAAACATTAGGGCGCAACAAGGAAGTCGTGGCTATTTTATTGATCGTACTTTTACCACCATATACCTATTGGTGCCGCAAAGCTGAGTCGAACAGCTACTGTGCTCACACCATTCATCCTTCACCCTATCCTTGTCATGACTAAGAATTCGCTGTAAAAGAATCATCGTGATTATTGCATTACCTCTTACGGCATATAAAATGTTCAGGCCGGATCATTTTGCTGTTTAACCACTGTTTCGTATTCCCCGCTATCGTTTGTGAACTATCACCTTCGACAGTTTCGTGGCACCTGAACTCCCCATTTTGTTAGAGACCTAATGGGCAAAGCTGTCTTGCCTTGCGGCATGGAGCAGCGAATGGGAGTCGAACCCACATCTCCAGCTTGGAAGGCTGGCATATTAACCGTTATACGACCGCTGCATATAAACCCGGCTTACAAAGCCTTGTTGCTTTCGATACGATATAGACCGAAGCATCGTATCAAAAGAGCCGGGAATAACAAGAATGAGGTAAAAGGTCCCTGCTGAATAACATACCAAAAAGACAGGAACCCTGGTGCGATTGGATGGACTTGAACCACCGACGCGCATTCAGCCTGCTGCTCTACCAACTGAGCTAGAGGTGCATAAGATACTCGGCTTACAAGGCCAATTGCACCCTTTCGAGCGAGCCGAGAATAATTGACAAGAGTTATTATGTTACCCCTTTCGGGGTGGTACCGCTACTGGGATTCGAACCCAGATGATATTACTACCGTCGAATCTTAAGTTCGATGTGTCTAGCCTGATTTCACCATAGCGGCATATCAAAGCTGTCTGTCCAGCAGTCAACCGTCTTTCCGATTTGCCAAACCGTTTCACCCAATAAGCTCCCGACTCGATCGAGCCGGTGGTAGCCCCACCCGGATTTGAACCGGGAACAATAAGCAAGGTTTGAACTTGCCGCGTGTGCCAATTTCGCCATGGGGCCATATATGCTCGTCTTTCCGAGCCGCCACTGCTTACGCAGGTCACTCCTCTACTTCAAACACCATGTAGTACATGTGATTATCTTCACCATCGCCGACCGATGCTCCGATAACATACTCAGGATATGGATTCAACTCGCATCCACAAAAATCAGCGTAGGATTCAGTGTCAACTTTCACTGCATCTTCGTACCGAGCGGCCTCATCTTCAGGCATCCCATTGAGAAAGCACTGAAAACTAACAGCGGCAAAAGCAATCGCATCATCTCTTGATTTGAATGCTTTATCGATACTTACCGACTTGTAGATATCAGCTTTCTCGTTGGTGTAATCGCTTACGACGATGTACATCTGAATCACTCCTTATCAAAGATATCAGTATACTTGGTATACAGCTTACCGTTATGGAAGTAGGTATTGTAATCGCACTGTTCAATGTACCACCAGCGTTTCTGATGCCCAGCCTTCAGGAAATCGTGCAGATGATAAGTTGATTCATAGTTTTCATCCACACGCTGCCGGAACGAAAGCTCGTCGATTTGGTCTGACTCCTCAACAAAATCAGCAATGGCGTTGATGTCGTCCTCGGTCATACTGTCGTCCACAACAAAAACCACCCGAACAATTTCATCGCAAGCACGGGTGATCTTCTTCAACTCGCCGATGTTGTGAACGTGATACACAATTCTACTAAACATGCTGTACGGAAACAGCACAAACATTTTCGAATCATCCGTCGAAATATAACTGGTATGAAGTTCCAAGCGTCTCCTAGCACTTGAACAAACAGTAAATAAACCGAGCCACCAAAATTGATGCTCCCACCAATGAAACAGTGGATCTCCGCCACCAGATACAGATACCCAATTCATATCAGGATTTTCTCCAAGAATCCGAGACAGAGTGACCCATGAAGAGTTTTCATCTGTCGGCGTCATCTTGAGCTTGTTATTGCGGACGATACACTCAGGGCAGCTGTAGTGGCACCCGAAGTTCGTGATGATACTAAGATACTTATCTGCCATTTTTTGATTACTCCTTGTTAAAAGTAAGCTGAATAGACCAATAATCTCTATCGTTTCCAGTGTAAATCAAAGAGTCCAAAACTTCTGAGTGCCGATCACACTCGTGATAGATTTCTGGACCATGGCTCTGAAGCCATCCAGACTCCACTCCGAACTTTTTAACGATTTCTCCTTCATCAATGACTGCGATGCTATCGGAAACCTTATCTTTCGCTTCTTCAATCATCCATTCAACGATTTCTTTGATATCCAGATCTGCCATGATTCATACCTTCTTTCAAAATGTTACTAAAAAATGGTGCCGGTAGCAGGACTCGAACCCGCGCCTCTGTCTTATCTGGACCAAGGGGTATAAACCCAGTGCTCTAGCCGCTGAGCGATACCGGCATAAGAGAGGAGGATTTAACCATGTAACGGCATCGGCGAGGAGCAAGCGGCTTACAAAGTTTGCGCAATACTCAGTCGCGTCAGCGGATACAACACATAAGCGAATTGGTCTCTTATGGTGTCCATCCTCAAAGACTGCCCTTTCAAATTCACTCTCCGATACTCTGGGCACCGAGCATCTATGCCACTTTCGCAGGCAGTGCCAAATTCGCCTACTCATAATAGAGCCATGCACATCCACTGTGGCGGGTAGCTACTCCCGTTGCATCATGGATATTATTTTTGGTCAGAGCGTTATGGGTGTGTCAGAGGGGGAGTATGATCACCCACGGTGGAATTGCGCCACCCCAACAGCTTTGTACTACACTACGCCGCTGCATCGAACCTAGCTGGAGCCCAACAGAATCGAACTGTTGTACGACCATCAGCTCCATATCAAAGCAGGGTTATCGTACCTGCTCGCATTTTCAGCCACGAGCGAAGAAAAAGGAAAAGTGAAAGAGAAAAACTTCGCTTTTTTGCACAGGGAGAAAGGATAAAGCCCTATGCTATGGTCCGGGCGACCCGACTCGAACGGGCGAAAATCTCTAGGTCCCAAACCTAGCGCGATACCACCTTCGCCACACCCGGTTATATGCCGGTCTTTCCCGGCTGCCAGCCTCAAAGGCTAATGGAGGAAGTAGATAGCTTAGATAGCTGCCGCCACGATCTTTGCAGCCTCCTTAAACACTTTCATGTTCTTATCAGAATGCTGGAAGATATCAGGAGTAGACTTGGGCGGCTTATTGTGAGAACGTACATACGCTTTACGCATTCGGTCCATCTTTGCAGTGCCGATCGCGTCATAGATCTTTGCATAGGTAACCCAATACCCAAGCGTCTTATCGCCCAGCTTTTTTGCGATGGGTTCAACGATCGGAAGCGTGATACTCGGCTTGTAGTAATAATATTTCTTTTTCGGCTCTTCAACCGCAGGAGCTTCAACCGCAGGAGTTTCGACTGCCGGTGTTTCAATCTCGACTGCGTGAGCCTCGGCCACAACGACCGGTGCGGATTCTTCAGCAACGACCTCAGGAGCGGGTTCTACCCTATGGCGAGTAGGAATCATATCAGCAGGGATCATAGGCGGTTTCTTGGTGAGTGCCGACTTAATCCCCTTTCGGACCTCAGCGTCGTGCTTTTCGTTATCATACCGATCCTTCATGATCGACATAAAGATCGACTTCCACGTTTCGCTGTCCTCAATAATGTCCAAGCCGCTGAGGTTCTTGATGTCACCCATGTAGCCGACCCGCTCAACATACGCCTTGCGTTCGTCTTTGAAATACCAGCCATAGTTGCGGCCGATATAATCATAAGCCTGTTTAAGAACCGCATTCAGCGTCAGACCAGTCATGCGAGCGATGGAGTTGCCGAGCTTGTAGATCTCAGTCCGCCATTCGCTGCGTCCTTTGTATGTAGTGGTGTGGGTTTCCTTTGTGGCAGTTGTGGCGGTCTGCTCAGGCTGCTTCTGCGGCTGACCCATCGAGATAAGCTTTCGTTCCAGCTGCTTGCAGACGAACAACACATTGTCGAGAGCGTTGCGGTCCTGCTGGCGGGCGGCTTCGAGAGCGTCCATCTTGGAATGAATCTCCGCCAGCGCCTGAGTCATCCGGTCGAATCGCTCCTGCCGCTTGAGCTCAGTCTGATTGGCATTCAGCGATACGGTTTCACCCCGCATCAGAGCGGCGATCACATCCCAGCAGAAATCAATGAAAGCATTCGCTTTGGGTTGAGTGCTGTAACGGCAGATCTCCATGACACCACGCATATTATATACGTAGGTCTGCTGTTTTCCACCAGGGGTAATCAAATTGATTAACCCTGAAAGCGGGTCAAGACGAGCCGCATTGCGCTTGTGAATCGTTCCAATCGAAATTGAAGGATTCTTATATCCCAACGCCGTGCCAATCTGCTCACGGGTCATATAGAAATCATCCTGAGCTCTGGTGTGATCGACCGCCGGATTCTCATAGACCTGAATCTCCATATCACCGAACTGCTTGGTGGTGGCTACTTGCATTACTACATTCGCATTCATTTTTTACCTCATCCTTTTCGTTTGGCATTGTAAAGTGTGTTTCGCTTGAAACAAGTATTACACAAAAACGTATCGTTGTCAATTGGAAAATATTCACAAATGACAGCATTACATTTTGTTTGTATTTGTTGCTCTTATCACAACCTTCATTATTATAATATAGGCGATTTGTGATCTAAATCTGTCTGAAGCTACTAGCTGGAGATGGTGATCTCTCATGAACCAGGGGTTGTGGCCCAAATGTGGTTGTTGGATGCGTCGGTTGAGGTGTTATGAGGCTCTTTCAACCACCTGATGACACCGTTTGGTGTGGCCAGCGATGTCTGGTACCTGCAGTCGACGCGTCTTCCGCCTTCCTCGGGGGTGTCCCCTCAGTCTAACAATTCGTTCCGTTCGGCTTTGCCTAAACGTGCTATCGTGGTAAAACCAGATAACAATTCATCACAAATCTGCTCGTAAAATACGAGATACCTCACATGGGAGGACCGGTTTTCAACATAGTTTTCAACTCACTTTCTTATTCGATTATGTACTTTTGTTTCAAATTGAGATCTAAATATCTGTGGAGTCCTGTGCCTCACATGCGATCGCTGCAGCCGGCAGCGTTGATGAGCTGCGGATGAGCTGCGAGCGCGGCTCGGGATTTCGGAGTGACGCATCATCGCTGTATTTCTATTTGGGCTCTACCGTAAGTACCGTGATTTCCTCCCTTTTGGGTCACCTGCTGAGCTAATGGGTCCTTCAGTGGCAGCCACGGGTGGGGTATCTCACCCTAACAATTCGTTCCGTTTGGCTTGGCCTAAACGTGCAAACCTTTCGACTTGCTATTCATCTCAATCTGTTTTGCGGCGACTCTGCTTGCGCTATGCGGAATCGTCGAATGGCATTGCGTTCATCTCATTCACCTCCTGATTCAAACCTTGCTGTTTTCTCTAATAGAATTACAAGGCAAAAACACCTAACACATCTCAGTAGAGTAATTTCATTACCAAACCATGATGTATGTTTAGAATATAGTCAAACTCTTTATGAATTCGGCTGAGAATCGATGCTGGCCTTATTCTGTCGAGCCGCTTGTGCTTTTTTGATTCGCTCACGAAGTTCTGCACGCTGTTCATCGGTCAGTTCGCGAGGCGCTGTCGGCGTTCCGAACCGAACCAGCTTACGCGGCACCGAATACCACTTGCACAGGATCAACCCGTCTTTCGTGCGGTGGATCTTGGCGAGCTTGTACTCGTCAGGATGTTTCTCGCACATGGCATCAAGCTTGCGCCAGTAAACAGGATCGTTGGTGCACACATCGGCCGTCTTATCCAGAGCTCCAATGGTGATAATGGTCTCCTGCTCAGCCCGGGACATCGAAACGCCGCCATGCTCAGGAATGGCTTTCATTATGATTTCTTCCACGATTTATCGCTCCTTTCTTCTGCCGCACTCACTCATACCACCACATCGTGACGACATTGACATAGGCGGTTTGATACTCGACACCGTTGATTTCAATCGTAACGACCTGGTTGCCGTAGTAGCAGGATTCATACTCTCCTTCAGTCAACAGCGTGCCATCAGGGTTGTAGATCTTGGCATACTTGACCCGGTGAAGATTTTCGTCCGGCTCAGATTTTCCACCGCATCCAGTCAGCATCAGTGCAGCAGCCAGTACAATTGCCATGAAAAACTTACGAAATTGCATTGAATTCTCCTTACTCGTCATCGTCAGTAGGGACATCGGTGCTGCCCCACATGACAACGTAATAATCGGCCTCATCGAGATCCGTCTTGAGGTGGCCGCTCAGTCGCCCGCTGTTATGGTCAACGTCGAAAACGAACTTATTACCGTAGATTTCAAACAGATGACCGTCCCGCTTGCGCTTATTGCGGCAGGTAATGTAGCTTACGCCATCGGTTCCCATCTCCAGTTTGACCCACCTGGACGGCACCCGGATCTGTAAAAACGACTTGCCGCCTTGCGAGATCATAAAGCAATCGTACTGTTTGATCAGCTTGACCAGCTCGCTCGGTTTGAACTCGTGAACACCCATAGTCAGATTAGCCATTAAAATTTTCTCCTCTCGTTTTGAGCATCTTCGCCGCCAAGACTTCCTTCTACTTCTTTCCCGGAATGGTCTTCTCTCTCCTTACAAACTACTCTTATCCCTATAATCCCTTACTACATAACCATCAATTTTATTTTCGCGTCGCTTGTTCATTGGCGATTGCGTAATTGAGTTTGAGTTCGAAATAGGAATGAATTATTGTTGCAAGCGAAAGAATGAACTAGCGATTAAGTTTTCAACATTTTGAACAAGTGAGTTTTCAACATCGCTATCGTATCACTCGTTCTTTTGTGACTTAATTCGGAATCTCAGCAACGACCTGAATCATCTTGATTGAAGTCGGAATGAAGATTCGTCCTTGCAGCATGTTCATAAAGGTAAGCGTCTGAAGCAGATCGAACCAGTGCGAACTCTGTTCAGCAGGTGCCGCATTCACATCAGCGATCAGGCTCTCCACAACCTTATCGTTAAGGAAATCGAGCTGCGTACATGCTTCGCCGCGCTCATAGCTGGTTCCGATCTTAACTTTTGCATCGTATGTAATCTGTACTGACTTCATACTGTTACGCTCCTTTTCATTATACAACCGTTTGGCGTTTTGCTCAACAACTAACAGGCGTTGATTAGTCGCCATTTTCTTTTGCGTCAACGATCTCGACGCTCTCGATGGAGTTCGGCACGTACATGCGCTTTCTGAATCGCTCCATGGTCTCAAGCGCCGTCTCAAGGTGAATCATCACAACATGTTGCTCTTTTGATCGCTTCTTATACTCTGTATCAATGGCAGCACACAGCGTATCGACCACATCATTTGGCACAGATTCGAACTGGTAAGTAGCCTTCTTATAATCGAGCCGCGTGCTTGTTGCGATTGCTGCACGATATGTTACTTTGATCGTATACAAATTAACACTCCTCTTATTGCGCCGCTCGTTCACACAGAATCGCGGCCGCTTCTTTCAAAATACAGACACCGGTTGCACAGCTTGCTGTATTGATTCCATGCTGGCGATACAGGTTCCAGAGTCCGCCGTATGTAGGAATCGCATCGAGCTTGGAACAGTAGAATCCTGCCGCGTTATCCCAAATCAAAATTGGCGTATTATTAAGCAAAGGATCTTCATGATACTTCGGAGCCAGGTAGTCAAGCTCGAACGGGATGTACGGTTTGACCGCGTCCAGACCGCCCAAATAGTCGATGTAGCGAGTGAAGCGCTCACGATGACTAAGTGTTTTGCCAGTGGCCTTATCGATGTTGCATTGATGGATTCCCGTTGCTTCGTTAAGCGTCATCGCTACGTTACCTCCTTACTTGTTAGATTTGCATTGATATTTTCGTTCGATCATTTCGGCTTCTACCAAGGTCATACCGTGCTTCCACCGAATATCAACAACTGATTCGACCCAGTTTCCAGTCTTGCGATTTTTTACGACACGAACTTCTTCAACATCTTTGTGAATCTGTGTGCCGGGCTTCGGAAGATAGGTCAAAACAGTTTCCTCAGAATGTTCCAGATCATATGACCCAACAAACGTGCAATCACGCTTGATCAGATCAAAAATTTTCTTGCGGTTCTGTTTGGAAAAGTTTCTCACAACTGCGGCCTCCTTCTCTATTATTCTTCGAGTGTGATATCATCGTGGCCAGCGTCTTCAAGCGGTTCATCTGTTGCCAGCGCAATGATTTCGTCAATGTTGTTCTCGATCAGATACTTCCAATCTTCCAGCCGCTGATTGATAATCTCCGTCGCCTGAATAATGACCGCATCCGGCGTGATGCGCTCACAGTTGCATTTCAGAGCCAGGATCAAGTCATCGAATGTGACAGGATCAAGAATCGTATCGCTGGGAATCATGTCCTTACCGAGTTTCCAGTCAGCCATAATCAGAACCTCCTGAACTGCACGAACTTGCCATCAGCGTAGCAAGGAGAGTAACACTGAATTCTTGTACCGTATCGCTCAAGGAATGCGTTTACAAAAACAGGTTCGCCCTGAAGAATTACAGCTTCCGGTTTCATGGTCATAACTGTATCAGCCGTATCCCATGCAAGAACTCTGACTCGGACAGAGGAATCAGTCGGCACGATAATAGGTAGCGCACAATCATGAAGAGTGCCATCTGTACACAGCTTGCGAGCTGCATCAAGCTGGGCATTGGACCATTGGGCAATAGAAAGTTCAGTCATGTTGAGAACCATTGCTACGTTTGCCCCCTTATTCTTTTACTGATAGTTCTTTTGCCATGATTCTTTCGCGCATTTCGGCTCCAGTTGAGGAAATGTAATCGCGAGTAAGAACCCATACATCTTCTTCGCCGCAGATTTCGGCAGGCTCTTTGAATAAGCGAATGGATTCGTCTGGCTTTTTACCACCAAAGATTTCCTTCTTAGCCGCATCTGTGATACAAGGATCATTGTAGATGTCACGCCACCATTTTTCCTGACTTTTAAGATATTCAAGTGCTCGTTCTTCAGTAGCGAAGAGTTCGTAATGGAAGTTATCGTCATGAATCGTTTCGTCGCGGGCTTCGTGAGACATGAAAATTCCCCAGATAAACATACTGTGTAGCTCCTTTCATTCCATTTCGATCGTGACACTGTTATATTCAGGGGTTCGATACATCACATTAGCTTCCCACTTCTTGGCACAATCGTAACTGGCGAATGCACGGCGAACCACCTTGAGCGGGATTTTGCCATTATTGTCGGCATAGAATGTGATCTTGTAATGCTGGAGCTGATAGCCAGCGTCTGCATAATCGCCCATATTCGGCGGCCTCCTCGTAATGCTTATTTCACTTCTCTCGATTCGATCTGAACAATACGCTCAATCTCATCATCATACCAGTTTTTCCAACGATAACGAAGATTGCGTCCATTGGCATCGAACACGACGTCATAACACTCCGGGTCTGCACTCACCGATTTTGCCATTTCGGTCAACATTTTCATAGCACACTCGAGACTGCTATAGACATCCCCATTGTAATGACTGAACATCACCCACGACTGTCCCTTAACTCGCTTGGAATAGAAATTATCTAAGATATGTACCGTCATTGTTACAACTTCCCCCTTTTTACCCGCTGCGTTCTCCGTGGATTATACATAGCGACGCTCATACCATATAGAAGTAAGAATGCTTGATTTCTGGGGCATATTTGTCCTGAGCGACACACTCCAGCCCAATGATATGTTTGTTATTCTGTAGGAGCGCCTTCTGACCTGGCGACAAAGTACAATCAAGCAGTACCCGCATTGCCGACTGACCACCCTTCAAGATAACATTCTGATACTCGATCACATGGTCTTTGATTCTTGGCGGGATGGATTCAATCAGTTTCGCGGCGTTCATGTTGATTTCCTCTTTTCTTTTTGCGTGTGTATGCTATCGCGTTTACTACGCATGTAGTGGATGTGGTTACGTCTGCCTCGGTACCACCAGTCGCCCGACATGGGCTCCGCAGTTTGTTGCTCCGATTTTTACCAGAGCGCCACTGCAAAGCGTTATTTTGAATCACATCAAAATTTCATAGATTATATCATCTGTGGTTCTGTCTTTGATGCGATTGGAAATCATTGTATGTAGGTTATTTTTACCAGCAGTGCGCCGCTTATGTGCGCCGCCTGTGCCGCCGGATTATTTCTCTGCCACGCTCGACTGTGCGCCACTCACTTTTGCAGCGCCGACCTGCTTCGGGGTTGGCACCTTGAACCGAACCATAATGGTGGCGGGACGGGCATCGGGAATCTGATTGGTGCGGGCCTTATAAAGCTCTCGGTCTTTCATCTTCTTCACCAACTCCCGCGTGGCTTCCTTGGACAGCGGCTCGACCAGGGGCTTCTCTTCCACCTTGGTGATGGTGGCATCGAAATTCGCAACACGGAAACAGCCCTGCTTGTGAGTCTGAAGACGCGGAATTTCAACCGGCTCCAGGTAATCCATATTCAGATTCAACCTGCACACTTCTTTCTCAGTGAACAGTTCATCTGCGATATAGATCGACCACTTCTCTTCGCGGTCCCGCCTCTTTCCCATATACATGGGCTTGTTGTTGGCTTCCTTTTTGGTACGATAGTACAGCATTTTTATTACCTCTTTCACTTTTTTGCGTTTATGTATTACTGCGTGCCGCTTAGACGACCACAGCAATCAACAGAGTCAGGGCGATCGAGATGAGGAAAAAATCGCGAATCGTTTCAGTCATTTCGATCGGATCTACGGTATCAAACCAGCGTGCCAGGGTGTCGATCACCTGATTGTAGCGGCGGAAACACCCCAGATAATACAGGCCGGTTCCGATTTGCTGGAGTGCACCCACCAGAAGCAACATGGCGGCGAACACCCAGACGATAGGATGCTCAGACAATCAAATCACCCTCCTTTACTGTGAATGGCAGAGTCAGAATGTGAAACTGCAATTCGATTTGAACACGCGGCCGGAGTCTGCTATAGGGCAGGAAGTACGGGTCAGCCAATTCGATGCGGCGCTTATGACGGCGCTCTTGGGACTGCATCCAGCTGGAATCCGTGTCACTAAGGTATGTTGCGAACATAATTCATATTGCTCCTTTCAGTTGCTGCGCTGCGGCGCTTCTTACGGCTGCTGCGGCGCTTATACTCTTGTGAATTCGTCCAGATAATAACGAGAGCCATGCATAATGAAATACGCATGGCCCTTGTTCGTCTGATAGATTTTGTGGCGGCCTGCCTGCTTGCGGCGCTCACCATTGTTGATTGCGACTTCAACACACGCCTCTTCAATCGCTGTGATCTCAAGCCCGCCCCAATTGTTGAGCGGATACACGGCGATCGCGTGTTTCTCTGGGGGAAAAACGTCTCTCATAATTCAACCTCGCTTTCTTGCTGAATAGAGATTTTGTCAGCGGAATCATATCAGGACTTTCAAACACGATAAATCCACCCAGATTATTGATAGATGCAACCAGCAGACCATATTTTTCAATGATGAGCCAATTCAGACTGTTCGGATTGTACGGTCGGAATGGTTTCGCATCAGGAAATCCCGCCCTCGCATCACTGAAAAACTGCGGGGTCAACTCTTTCGTATCCAAATTTACGACACGAATCGGCGTGATGGTTCCGCTTTCCGGGTCCAGCACAACGGCGCACAATCTGTCATGCATCTGATAGATCTCTGACAAAATCATTAGAAAGTGTCCTCCTCTTCAGTTTCGCCAATGCTGACCAAAGTCTCTTTCATGCCGACACTTGGAATTACCCTGACGATTTTTGCCCCACGGATTCGCCCGACTTCCAACTCATATTTGAGCAGCTCGAGCGTAGAACTGGCTGCGGCCAGAATCGGAAATCGCAACACCTGTTCGTCGTTGTTCAGATGGATGATGCGGACTTGATATAACTCCTGCAACTTGGGCCCTGTCGTGTAATCTTTAGGAAGAGATCGTGCCAGGACTTTGTATTTGCCATCGCCAGTCTTTTCGCAAAGGCGCACCGAGTAGCAATTCATATTCTCATTGGCTGTTTTCCAACCAAGAAACTCCTTATTCGCTTCTTCAAGTGTAGAATAGAATTTCTTACTGATTCTAGGACCTCTTTTAGAGCATTCTACAAGTTCGAGCTGAACCATATACTCAGGCGGGGATTTTTTGGTTTGTTGCTGTGTTGCCCTGAATTTTTGTACTTCGCCATCTTTTAGATTCAGAGCAAAGAGCACAGCGGTTTCAGTGCCTGGATTCGAGCTGGCGATATAGTTCTCTTCCTTGTCGAGGTTTTCAAGAACACTCTGGATCTCTTTGATAGTTTGAAAGTTTTGCTTTGCCAGAGCGAAATTACCATATTTGATAGCCGAATTATATTGTTCGAATTCTCCGTCACGAGCGAGTTCAAAGACTTGTTTCACTGTCAGCACTTGGCGAATGCCTCCTTTCACCAGTTGGCTTACAGCTTGCCACTCAAAATGCCCATCACAGGGATACGCTGACCTTCGCCCTGTTCGTACACATGGGCTTCGGTTACGTTGCCATTGTGAACTTCACGCTTGGCGACCTCAAAGCTCTTCTCAGCCTCGGCGTAACTCTTGCAGGGGTATTCCATTTCGCCCATGATAGGATTATTCCACTTGACAACGATGACGTAGGGAGCTTCTTTGACGGCCTGTTTCATACGCTGGACCCCGGCGGACTGCTGTGTCTCGGCGGACTGCTCCTTGGCGACGATTTTCTCGGCCAGATTCTTCAGCTCTGCAATCACATCGGCATTCAGACGCCGCTTGGCTTCTTCAGCGCGAATCATCTCGGCGATTGCATTCACATCCGCCTTTGCTTCATCAGCCAGCTTACGAGCCAGGCTTTCAGCGCGGTGACCTGCATACTGAGTAGCAATCTTGTCATAGCACCACCACTTGTCGACGGCGGCGGCGCGGGCGTATCTGAGCAGTTTCATGTTGTCCATTTTGTTTTACCTCTCTTTTGTTTTATCAATTGGCAGCAAATGCCGCCAGATCATCATATTCAATCTTTCTCAGCGGCGCTCTCACAGTCACACCACAAAATGTCTTCGATGATATCATCGTCGATATCATCAGGAGTATCATTGCAATTCATAATGAGGATCAGGTTTTGATTCACAGGTGGCACTTCACTGCCCAGCTCATAAGCATAGATCCATGTCTCGCCGCATTCGTCCTCAATTGTACAGTACAACAGGGTGCTTTCGTTGTCGTTCAAATCAAGACCGGTAATCACATCATATCGAGTGACCATGCCAGTCAGGATGTAACGACCATTCAGACCAGGCTTGTGATCAGCGGCGCTTGCAGTGGCGGCGCTTGCAGTGGGAACCGGCAGGGCAAAGATTGCGGCCATCAGAAAGACAGCGGCGACTGTCACTGCCATGGACTTCAGCGATTTCAGAATGGATTTCATAACGATATACCTCTTTCTTTTTTTGATTTAGATTCGAACAGCGACGCTTAGTGATGGCGTGCTGCCCGGAGAAAATCATGCCAGATAGACTGCGCTACGATTGCCAGAGCGACACCAACGATGATGCCGCAAGCGAAAATGAATTCAGTGCTAAAGTAATCCATGATGATTCTCCTTTTCGTTTGATACTCAAATCTGGTTTACGGTTTCGATGACATAATCATCGTAGTTGTTGCCGAACGTAACGTATGCGTCCGGACTGCACTTGGACAGGGCTTCCATCAGCTCTGCAACAGTCATGCTCGTGGTTTTATGCTCGACGATATCAAGCAGAGCGTAACCGGCGTGGTTTTCGCCGTTGATTCTGACGAATTTCATTTTGCTAAGCTCCTTTCAATTTTTGTTTTGTTGTGGTTACGGTTACGTCTGCCCTGGTACCGTAAATCGCCCAGCATTTTGAACAAGGAAAAGAGGTAAAAAAGAAAACGCCAGCACTTGCATCTTGTGATTGCATTTGCTGACGTTGGGGTTGGTTATTAAATTAGGGCGGTTTTATGTCATGCCCCGGGACGTGAAGCATCAAAGCTCTTCGATTTCGACTCGAATAACGGTCTGATTTTCGCCATAATTTAATTTCATGGCGTATAAAGTCAAATCACGAAACTCTTCTGCTTCTTTTTTCGTAGCAAAATCGGTTGTCGTTAAGACTTTCGGTTCGTCTCTAAGGCAACTGATAGTTTTAACTACGAATTTATTTTCAGCCATTGAATTTACCTCCTATGCTGGAATGAAGTAGAACCAACTCTAAGTATATAGAGTAGCGGAAGTAAATTCAAGACAGAAATCAAATTAACGCTTACCAGATTTTACTGGGAACTGAGGTTCAAGAGGGCGGTATCCTTCGGTTGTATTGCCATCCATATAGGCGGCCATTTTGTTGTCCATGAAACGAATTCGACCATTCACATCGACCTGCCCACCATAGATTTCATGGCTTGCGATAAGGTATTCGTGAGACGGAGCGGTAGAAGTTCCACCATTCCCATGGCCAATACCTTTACCTTTGAACCGACGAACACAGGAATTACAATTTTCATCAAATGCGCCATGGTAAATAGCCGCCTCTCGACGCTTTGCGGATTCAGCCCGCTTCTCAGACTTGGATTTGATTTTCCAAACCTGAATTCGATGCTGATAGATTGCTTCAAGAAGGAACGCACTGATTTTAGTGGGACAAATTCGTACCCACTTGGAACCATTGTTCAGGATCACCATGGATGGATACACTCCAGAAGCAGTCGCACGTGCTTCCGTGATGAAATGAACACCATCAAACGAACCATAAAGCTCGCCGATGTTCACGTAATTGCCGCAGAACATAGTTTCCGCACGAGCTTGTATGACCCATGCGTCTGCATTTCGGTAGTTTGTTTTCATAACATGTTTACCTCTCTTTTCTTTCAGAATCTTAGTTCAAAGCCCCCGCGCCACGTCAAGGCGTTCTGAATTTGCGGGAGTGAGCGGGCATTTTTGGTTGCCATACCTCTTTCATACATGCAAGGCTACGCTCATAAACTTGCATGTAAACAGGGCCATTTATCATATTTTGCACTTGCCTTTTCAGCCCTTTGGTAGTGCAGGACTTAGGTGGAATGCTATGGTTTGTCCCTGCGTATACCCGCATATAATGGTGTTACCCATTATTTCATAGCATTGTGCGGACACAAGCAGTTTAATGTCATGCTCAGGACACTAGCTATTATTTGGAGTTTCATCGCTGCGCGGCTCCTTTTATCTGTGACAGTTAACGCCAAATAGATTCGCCCTCTTTGCATTTGAAGATAGCGGTGTTGTTCGCCCACATGGTTGCACTGAACCATGATTTGCCCAGAGTGCTTTTGAAACGCTTCTCTGCTTCGTCATGGTCGTTGAAACGATACACGGCTACATCGTCGTACATGTCTACGATTGCAACGGTATACCAATTGTTCTCGTCGGGAATTGGGATAAGGACGGCGTTCTCGTACTGCTTGACACCGTGGGTGACGCTTGCATGAAGGATATCTCTCACTCTGACGACAAGTTCAGGGCCTTCTGATTCGAGCATCTCCGCAAGAGACATGTGGGAGATACGCTCTTCTTCCTTTGCGGCCTTGCTTTGGTACAGAATCTCTCCAGTCTCGCGGCTTGCCACGTCTCGCACGTTGAGCTGTTCCAGCATTTGAAACATGACATTGTCGGCCACATCCGTGAAGTATGCACCGTCCATAAGTCTGATGTTGTAAGTTGCCATAGTGATAACCTCTTTTCTGAGTGTCTACAATGCGCCACACTCTAAGGCGCTACGCATACTGCGTTGGAAAGGGGCCGCTTTGAACGGTGCGACCCCGAAAGGGTATCCGACTATTGCGTGTTACTGCTCGGCTTTGGTCTCTTCGACCTTCTTGGTGCGGCCATACAGTGCATCAAGAATGGCCTGCTTCTCTTCGGCGGTTGCGTGAGACTTGTTGACGAGAGTGACGACAGCCATAACGTCAATGGCGTGGGCTTCGTAATCTGCAACCTGCTTCTCAAGGTCGGCAATCTTCTTGTCCTTGGCTTCGGCTTCTGCTTTGGCTTCTGCTTCCTTCTTGGCGTTCTCTTCGGCTTTCTTGGCGTTGGCTTCCTTGGTCTTGGCGGCCTTGTCGGCCTTGGTTTTGTTCAGAGCAGACCGTGCGGCCTTAATGTCGGTCTGATTAACACGCTGAAGCGGCTCTCCCTTGATAAGGCGGGCACTTGCGAAAATTAACTGAGTCAGAAATGCTTCGTATACCTTGGCAAGGTCACCATTTACGGCAGTGCGTGCATCTGCGGAGATCTCGCCCAGAATTACAAAGTCAGCGTTGGTGACACTATACAGGGGGCGGCGCTTGGTCTCCTTGAGCTTGGCGGGGTCACGAGAACCCAGCATCATAAACCATGCCCCTGCGGTCTTGCGCACATCGTCCGAAGCAACTTTGAGCATCTCCAGGTCCTCTTCAGAAGTGCCCTTAGATTCACGCAAGGTAGCAAGGACGGCCACCGCTTTATACAGGGCGGTGGAAGTCTTGAGAACACCGTCTTTGGACTCGGTAACACCGTACTTGGTCAGCGTCTCAGCGGTGATTGCGGTGGTTTCGGAATCGGGGTTGACGATATCCAGAAACAGGTTGGAAATGGGATTGAGCTTGACGTTTTTCTGAAGTTTCATAGTTTTTTACCTCTTGTCTATGATTATTTATGTGCTGGCAACCACCAACACTTGACAAGGCACAAACATTGCGTTTGTACCCTCTCAAGTGCCCGCTATACTTTACGCATAGCGAACACGGAAAACTTTTGTGTTTATGCTTGTGAACAGGTAGTTTCAAGCCTTGTATCTCAAGCAATGGTGAAAGTTTACAGCCCGGACTTTGCAAGCCCTTGCGATTGCACGTCCACAGCTAAAGGATATAGTTAGGACTTTTGTGCAATGGCTACACTGGTAACTTTTACCCAATGGGTTATTCCCCCATTGCCCGCTTTATTTCTGGTTAAGTCGGGAAACCCATAGTCCGCACTTTTTATGGCAACGTGATGAACGGACGAAACATAGTTCGTACAGCATACAATAGTTACCACTTAAAGCCCCACGGCTTGCTTTTCCCCTTTGCACTTCCTACAATGGTTAGTTACACTATGGACTTTTGTCCACCCATTGACGTTTTTCGCCCGCCCCTACTTTAGGAGAATCCCCCCATTTCTTGACGTTGTAACATCTACTTAAATTTTTCCAACACTACACCCTAAAGAAGTGTAGCGCCGTATAAGTGACTGGCAACCGTGCATACTATCAAGTAGTATCGCCGGACTAATTTTTTCAGTTGTCAAAGAACAAATGACGCAAGCCCCATCCGGTAAATGAACCGATAAAACCGGAACAGTGAACTACTCAGCAAATGGGGCCGCTGTTCACCGTTCTCCGTGTTCCCTTGGAGTGATTACAGTATAGACCCATCAAAATATTTTGGCAAACAATAATCCATGGTCGATTCTCCCTTTATATATATAAAGGTATAATCAAAAAACAACGATAAATAAACGGTTCGCAAATACTCGAATACTACCTAATAACGGAAGGTAGCATTCACCGAAAACCCGCATGAATCCTAGACTTTTCAGGCCATACCGGGGGGATGTTAAAAATTGGAAAAGGTGTCGAGTTCGGGTCGTGCGTACCAGTTATTCCATCTCCCCAGCCCGTACAAAATCACCCGGTTTTCGCACCTCGCCTGCCCATCACTCGCCTCCTACACGCAACAATCATCCATCCGCATTCGCTCCTAATTCGCAGTCACCAGCACCCAAAATCACCTGTTGATCGCCCCAAAATCACCAGTCATCTCCCCTACCTGCGCACCCGTAAAACACCCATATTTAACACCCGATTTTGTCTCCGGTAAATAACGTATTATCGTTATAAAATGCTCCGCGTCAATAATAATTTTCGCCCCAATCTTCACGCAGTTGTGCCTTGATCGCCATGTAACAGCGTCCCAAAAGCGCCGTAGAAACGCTTAAAATGCATTATTTTTGCTCATTTTTACTTAATTTTAATAATTTTTCTGCTATTTTTACTATATTTTATTTGTTTTTACAACAGATTATTTTATTCCGGTATTTTGCACAAAACTATTGCTTTTACAGCGCTATGGGTGTATAATAAGGTATAAAGAAAAAGCCCGCAGTTCTCTCCACAGCTGCGAGCTTATATTTTCAGCAGTCAATCACACTTTACAATATCATTATAAAAGGAGGATAACCCGTTAATGAAGTTTTATGACACCTCCGCGCTTCTTGATTTGGGAGCCGCCGCCTTCGAACCTGCCAGTGCAACAGCCTCTAGTGCAACAGAGCCGTTTCTTATTGCCGATATGACACTGCACGAGCTGGAAGAGATCAAGACAAGCGGCAAGAAGAGCGAAGAGATCCGCTATAAGGCACGTACTGTAACCCGCCTGCTGGCCGAGCATCACGACGACAACACCTTTATGGTAGTGGCAGTCCCCATGTCTTCCCTGTTCTACATTCTCGATGGCAAACCGATCAGTGACAACAACGACGCGACAATCATGGCAACCGCCCGCTGGTATCTGGACGAGATGCAGCGCAATCTGGATGACGCGATTGAAGCCGGACTCCAGGAAGCACAGCGACAGATCCAGGCCAATATTGATTCTTTTAAGTTCGTAACCAGCGACCTAAGTTGCGCCAATATTGCCAGCGGCATTCTTTATCTGCCGATCGAATTCACCTATCCCGATGCAGCAGCAAGCGCCAACAATAACTACACTGGCTAGACCGAAGTCACTCTTGATGAAGGCGGCGAGGAAGCCATGGCGATGGCGTATCAAACCCACGATGAAGGCTATACATATCAGAATCTGTTTAACACTCCAGTGAATGGCTATCTGATTGTTCGTGATCCAGACACAGTAGACGATGATATGCCGGCAGGCAATGCGGTAGGCTGGCTACGATGGAATGGCAAGAAATATGTACCACTCAAATACAAAAAGATCAGCAATCGCTTCACTGGCGACGTAAAACCGCTCAATGACCAACAGAAGCTCGCATTTGATATGCTGCAGAACGATGATATCACAGTTAAGATGCTGGCTGGAACATTCGGCAGCGGCAAGACAATGCTTATGGTGTCCTCTGCTATTGATATGATCGAAAAGCACAAAGTTGAGAAGTTGATCTGGATTCGCAATAACATCGAAGTCAAGAATACCAAGGAGCTGGGCGCACTACCCGGTACCCTACTAGAGAAGCTCGGCGCTGCTTCTTTTGCTGGCCCTCTGGCTGATCACTTGGGCGGCGAGGCTGGTTTGGAATACTGGATCAATAATGGGCAGGTAGAAGTAGCTCACCTTGGATTTATTCGTGGCCGCGACTACAAGAATGCAATTATTATGGTTTCAGAGGCTGAGAATCTGACCAAAGAGCATGTACAGCTGTTACTCGGCCGTGTTGGTGAGGGATCTATGCTGTGGCTTGATGGTGACCTGAAGCAGACTGACGAGGCCGTGTTTGAAAATAACAGCGGAATGCGTAAAGCAATTCAGTGTCTGGCTGGTAACCCGCACTTTGGATATGTCTACCTGAACAAGACGGAACGCAGCGAGACAGCACAACTGGCTGACCTGTTAGACTAAGGGGTGCAGCAGAATGATAAAAGTAAGAATAGACGGCTTACGACTAATGGATTACATCTCTCCTACTGGCGACTGGAACTATGAAGCGATTGACGGTTTGGCGAAAGCTTTGTATGACCGTTACAAAGAAGCGGAATTCGAACAAATAGTAGAGTTATTCAAGAAATACATAAGAGAACAAACATGACAGAAGGGTCAGCAGTATTTCATCGACAAGTTCGTAAAAGAGCGCGGCGCAAACCTGATGATACCGAAGGTCGTATGAGTAACAAAGGGTACAGTATATGACAATCGATAAAGTGATGAACAATCTCTATGATGCTCTAAGCAAAAATCAAGATACTACCTGGTTCGATTATCAAGGATTTCGCTGGGAGCTTGGTCATGACTTATCTTTTCATCCGCGACATATACTTCGTCCAGGAAATTGCTCTGAAGATCGACGTGCGGCTCAATACAGTTATCCAATCCCCTACTATCCAGAATCAGAAAACGAATGTATATGCGAGAGCTTATTATGACAGACAGAATAAATAATTTGATTAACACATATAGAGCCTTAGCAAATGCATCTGGTGCTAGACTCCATAAGAAAAGGAACCAACTCAGGACGTTGAAATATGGAGCGCAATATCATAACTCAAAAACAGTTTTTGAAGGAGAAGAAATAATGCGCGTTTTATTCGTAAGGCCATCGATCTATGACACAGTGTGTGACTGGTATGAACGCATGGATACTGTGCAAAAGCATCGCAAGGAGACAGCAATCTGTAAATCACCCGAAGATTTTTGGAATATATTCAATAAAGATAAATTCGGCGCACAATATACGACATTCTATTTTGACGATAGGTTGGCGCTGACCGATACTTTTGAATTTTTCAAGGAGATTGCGCGGCTGTATGGTGAAGAGGATGCGAAGTATATTTCAGAGAATAAAATGCGGCGGATCACCATGAACTATTTGATGAACAACAATCAGTTTGACTTGTTTCAGCAGTTCTCCATCACACCCGAATGTCTGGACGATGTAATCCATGATGCTCTGGCCGATCAACAGTGTGAATGTGTGTGCAGACCGCTATTGTAAGGAGGGTGAAATATGGAAAGAATATTAGCGCCACGAAACAGTGGACGTACATATGCGATATGTGAATACGCTGTCAAGAACAATTGCAATATCTTGGTGCCGATGGGCGGGACGGCTATATTATGTGCACAGGACTATATCAAGGAAATCGCCAGGAATCTTGATATTCAATATTATGGGTATAGGGTTGATCATCAATGCCTTATAGTAGATTTACAAAGCAGAGCTCGCGGAGAATACAGCATTCACGTGATAACAACTACTTGTCCTCCCGATAATTATCGTGGATTGCACTTAGAGGATAAGCCACTTGTTGTTGATGATATCGACCGATGTTTTAAACTCATGTGTTTTCCGAATGTACAAATCGATGCCTGTTCTCTGATGACATATGATCCAATCGAGGTTACGTTTACACCGCCAACTGCGCCTCAAGAAGTGCAGCGGGATGAATGTGTGTGTGACAGCTTGGTATAACAGAGGTGCCAACAATGGATAGATTTGATACGCTGCATGATGATCGCACGCTGCGATGGTGTAAGTACAGATATCCCGATGATATCAACAGTGGCGAGTTTACTTTTGACTGGGCGAAGGATGGATTTACATGGTCTCTGCCAAGCGATAAACCACTGCGAACCACAAACGAAATTGTATCTTACATTGACGCAAATGGTAACCAGCGTGAAGTTCAAGCGGAAGTAAAATACTATGGAATGGGACACGACACGCTGTGGACGATTGCAATTCCTAATGTTGTCGAGGCAGAGAACGAGTGTATCTGTGAATCACTATTATGAGGCACGATATGAACAATCAATTATTGATACCCGATGATAAGATATACATATATCCATCAGATTGGAAGCAGCCTGTACGAATTCAATTTGAAAATGGATCGACCATAGACACTGTAAATCATGGCAATTCACATCACACTATTCAATTCGACAAATGGGTTGATTATAACACCATAGTTACTGATGAAACTTTACAAAAGCTTATCAAAGACTATATATCGAAAAATTTTCCAAAAGAAGAATACAGTGTATCTATTCACAATGAGTGTTACTGTGAGAGCCTATTATGAAAAAATATATCAGTGAAGAAGTACAACAACAAGCAGCCCTACAATTACATATCGAAATTGAAAATGATTGTAAAATAGAATTTGATAATTTTAGATTTCAAATAGACGAAGACGATATGACGATTTGCCGCTATGGAGAACCAGATGAAACGTTTGTAGTTAAAAGGAAAGTAAGACTTTTCTTATTAAATAACGGATTTGAATTCGAAATTGCTGGGCCTTATGCTGAACAGATGTACAGACGATATCTTAAACTGATAAATGGAGATATCAATACAAATAGTGAATATTATTGTGAAAGTCTATTGTAAAGGAGATGAAAATATTGGATGAACAAGAGCTAACTGTAAGAGTTGAAGAAATAGATAATCATTTATTTTCTATGCACAATACAGTAAACCATGCGATTATCAAAGTCGACGAAGCAAATACTCTGTCGCATTTTGCAGTAGAACGTATAGATACTATAAGAGAAACAACAACCTCGTATCAAACTGCGATTGATCAATTACAAACTCGGATCGCAGAACTTGAACATAAAATAGATCTACTGACAGGACCATGTATTTGTGAGCCGCTGATATAAGGAGGAACCATATGAAAGAAAACGACTTTTCAAAACAGGATATTTATAATATTGGATTTGCCGTAGCTGATGCTGTGCGCGATTATGATGTAACTTACGAGGATATCCTTGACGCGATTCAGGTATATGCAGAATAGCAGGAACTGATCGGCAATGCATCGCTTTATGATACGTTGTGGATGGAAGACGGCACGCCTATGTCCCCTTCTTTGACACGATATTTATTCCACGAGATGTACTGCCCAGATGATTATGGTTATGATGAGGAGGACGGCGACGATGAGTGATCGCAAGCGTGATAAGGTATCTAAGAGCAGCTATATGCGTAACGCCCGCAAGCAGCGTATGATCGAGAATCAGTTTTTGCAGGAAGTTGAGAAGGCTCAGGAAAGCGGCGAACGCCAGCGGCAATCAGAGCGGCGGAAGCGGCGCACAATGTGGGACGACGACGAGGACTAAGGAGGTACACAATAGTATGGACAAAGAGCCTAAGAAGCCGGGCGGAGAGAACGATACAGAGCGAGACGATATTCAGGAGATCCGCGTTAACTCTATTCCACTGATGGTACTTATCGCTGGTGTTTTAAGTTCCGTTGACTTTGTTGATTGGATGTTTACTATCGCAGAAATGCTTGTTGTATTCGTGCTTACATATCAGATTCTAGGGCGTGTGCTTTTTACTGCCCTGGTGGTTACGCCCATTTTGGTTGTGTTTATCAGTAAGTGTCTGGCGGCCTACGATGAGATCATGTATGGCGACGATGATATGGGTGGCAGCGATGGCGAAGATGACAGCGATGACCACTTTAACGACCACTGGAATAATCTTACTGGAGGAAGGAAATAATGAAATTCATTGATTTAACAGGAAAAAAATTCGGGAAATTAACTGTATTAAATCAAGAGGAAGATTACATCCAAACTAGTGGCCGTCACAGATCTAGGTGGAAATGTATTTGTGAATGCGGAAACGAATGCATTGTTGATGGAGACGCACTTAGAACCGGAAACACAAAGAGCTGTGGATGTTTAAAGCATCGGAAATTGGCAAAAGATCTTATAGGACAACGTTTTGGTAAATTAACTGTGGTTGGTCGTTCGTCAAAATATCTTAATCAAAAAGTTTATTGGCATTGCAAATGTGATTGTGGTAACGAAGTTGATGTTATAGGCTCTTTGTTGGTTAATGGACGGTCAAAGACTTGTGGATGCTCTCATGTTACACAAGGTGGCTTTGGCAAATCAAGACTTTATGAAGTATGGTTTGCTATGATGTCTCGTTGTACAAAACCCGAAAACAAACATTATTCTAATTACGGTGGACGAGGTATTAAAGTTTGTGATGAGTGGAAAGATTTTTTAAAGTTCAAAGAATGGGCAGATAAAACAGGATATGACGAAACAGCTCCTAGAGGCCAATATACTATAGATCGTGTTGATAACAATGGAAACTATTGTCCAGAAAATTGTCAATGGAAAACAATGTTAGAGCAGGCCAACAACAAAAGAAACACCCGAATGATTGAGTACAATGGTGAAAAGAAATCAATTTTAGAGTGGTCGAAATCAACAGGGTTATCAACTAGTTTAATCAAAAGCCGTTATGACAGAGGTTGGACACCAGAAGAAATATTTACAATTCCATTTGGTCATAAAAGGAGTGAAATAAGTGATCAGTCCTAAAAGTTATACAGTGCGAAAATATCCGCTAAGCTTATTTATTAAATAGAATTATAAGGTTCCAGCAGAGGTCGCAAACGATCCTCAATATCAGGTGTTGCAATCTGATACAATGCTCTTGCGTCAAATTAGAATTGTATCAAATAATTACGATGACTATAATCCGTTTATTGTTTTTATTGATGCAACTGGCGCACAAAGCAAACCAAAGGTTGTACGTCATTTAATTGAACATGGAGCGAAAATTGGCAAGTATCACTTTTCATTTAGTGATCGTAGTGCCTCTATGATCCGTCAGTTTATCTTCTCAATGGTTGAATCTCATATTTGGCCAGAAGTAGACAAGCGAATCAGTATGGATTTAAGCTTCAAAGATGCGCCAACTGTACTTAGTAAATATTATGCCTATCGTGGTCTTGTGCTTTCCAGCTGTCATTGTATTGCATTGAGGGAGTGGTTTCCAAAGATTGTTGTAGTGCCCGACACATTCGCAACTATTCCAAATCAAAAAATAAAATATGTTCGTGATGAAGAGGTCGAATTTGTTGACCAAAAAACAGGTGCAAAACGAACATGGAAGCAAAAAGCAATTGCAAAAAAAGAAGCCGATATTGAAATCAATATGTTCGATGGATGCGGTATCGCACATCCTGCCCTAATGCGTGAAGTTGAGCGGCGGATTGGAACAAGTGAGCAGATCAATAGCATGGTGTTTCGTATGCCATACTTTAAGGGTGTCTTTAATGAAATGGATTACGTCTCATTTTATGATGAGCGTGGGGTCACTGAAATTACAGACATTTGGGGCATCAAGCATTCTGTAACCCGTGATGCTGAACCCATGTTTATTGCATGCGAAAGTATGTATAAAGGGTATAAGTATTTCAAAAAAGACGGTACTGTCAATGATTGGAACCGTTATAAAGAACTTGCATTGAAATACGACCACGCCCTCGGAATTGCAAAATGGAATTATCAAGCAGATAAAGAAAATCTGGTCAGTTTAGGGAACTATCAGCTTATCCAGGACTTACAGGATGTTCCATTTGATGAGTTCAAGCATCTGGCTGATAGATCTGTTGACTGGTACGAGAAAATCGTCAATGGTGATCCTATTTATACATATTGCTTTTTAGGGGCTTTAGCTGACAATACAGAACCATTAAATCATTATATTGCAGCCATTATGCGGAATCCTGAGATGACGCATGAACCAAGTGTAAAAGATTATTTCCATAGTCTGCTTGATAAATATCGCAATGGATTCAAATGCGGGAAATTGTTCTTTGACGCAACATTCAAGTTTTTACTTCCAGACCAAATTGCATTGATGGAGGCTATCGCGGGACTTCCAATAAAAGGTTGTTTGAAAGCAAATGAATTTTATAGCTTCGATCGGCAAGGTGTTATTTTGGGAGAACGAGCATTAGGTCGTAACCCTCATATATGCCATCAAGAACACGTTAAGCTAAAAGGCATTGATAATGAACTAACGCAAAAATATTGTAGCCACCTTGTCAACTGTTGTATGATCAATGTGTTTTCGATTACTCCACAACGCTTGTCGGGGGCCGACTACGATGGGGACCTAACTCTATTGTCAAACGAGCCAATTATTATCAATACTATTCCAGACGATGGATATGTCACTATCGATATCGAAGATAAAGTAACAAGTCTTGCTCAAGTTGATAATCTTGAAAACAAACTTGCTTGTACTCTTCGTGGCCTCAAAAGTATGATTGGTGAGATTAGCAATATGGCTTCTGTATACCACAATCGTGTTGCGCGAACAGAGGAAACAAAGCAACTTTACGAAAGCTATGTTGACTTGCTTTCTGTGGCAAACGGGAAAGCTGTGGATTTTGCAAAAACCGGTGTGCTCTACCCTATTCCTCGGCAGATTAGTAAGTGGGCGAAAGCAAGTGGAATGCCGTACTTTTTCAAATATAACGGTCCTTACTACGCACGTTTACATAATCTCAGCAAGGCACATAGCAACATGAACTTGCTTTGCATGAGTCTGGAGCGTTGGGAGCGCGGTGTACGGTGGCGCAAAGAGCCCGCAGGTAGCTTTGATTGGCATATCATGTACGATGACGCCGTGGGCTATGACCAGGCAGTCTTTGATGAGATCGAAGCCATTTTCTTGGACTTCAACAAATGCCGCAAGGAACAGCTTGAGTTCGAAAAGAAATGTCGCAACTGGCAATTATATCATAAGGACATCGAGTCGCGTATTACCAAAGAAGAGGCTAAGACATATGAGACGAACTGGCAGGCGATCTACAATGTTTACCGTAACAAGTGTAAGCTGGTGTGTCCTGATGTGAGAGAGCTGGCGAATATTCTTGTAGTGCTTTGCTATGAGAAGTATCCCAATAAATTCAAGAAGTTCTTGTGGCACATGGCCGGCGCTGGTGTGGTCGAAAATATCAAACCGGTTCCTGTTCAGCTGCCAGTACATGATCCAAACGGCGAGTACGAATACCTTGGTCAGCGATATAGTTTGGCTGAACCGAAAATCTATGAAGCGAGGGTGAAATAATATGGGTTGGTTTAAGAAGAAAACAAAGAAACCGAAGAAAATAACCAAGTGTCCTACCTGTGGCGGCTTGTTGACAAAGCAGACTGGACTGGAGCACGAATTCACCTATAAAAATCAGATGGTCCATGTGCCGGATATCACGGCGATGGTATGTGGTGATTGCGGCGAGATGTATTTTGATTATACCGAATTTGAGCGTATTTCAAATTATGTTCACGAAGCAGTTGATGGGAAGGATGAGACAGAATGAGTTATCGATGTTTTAAAGCAACAATCATTGCTTTAATAGCTGTAATATGTTTATGTTTGGGTATTGGAATTTGGGCATTTATTCCGCGCAAAAACAATGTAGGCGATAAATCTATTTATAATGGAAGCTCTTTGTACAGTATTTCCAACACGAAACTTATTTACGATGAGAACACAAGAATTATGTATTATTGGCTGCATAGTGGATATATGTCTCCATACTATAATGCACATGGACAACTTTGCCGCTATATTGATGGCGAAATTATACCAATTGAGTAAGGAGGTTAAATGGCATATACAACTTTCTACTGCAATGAAAATATGCTGCTTGATCATTGGCAGGACTATCACGAGTCAAATCTGATGTTGCGAAACCTGCTAAAGCGAACCTCCCTCTCCCCTATTGAATGCGCCACCATTTATTATGAGCGGATGAAAAATCCTGAGTCTGTCAGCTATGACCGTAGCCACTTGATCCAGACGTTCAGCAGAGGCCGTAAAAATAACGCGCCCATACTTGACGTACATCAAGTTGTGCTTTATCAGAAAGATCTGGACTATATCACAGAGGCGCGCCGAAAGTATCATATCAACTACGCACAATTACGTGTTCTGTTTGGAGTGATATTCTTTTGTCGACTGTACGGAAGTGATACCTTTGCCTTGGACACCGAGTTTAAGATGAAACGTTTTGGTGGCTGTTTTGAAGAACAGACAGAGATCATGTATTGCGCTGGGAAGAACTAGGACGACGGCTATAATACAGTGCGGGGCATGAAAGAGATCTCTGACGACTATCACTTACTGAACAGAACCGGCACTGATGACATTGGATGCTTATACCAGTACCCAAATTTTGCCCTTGATAAGAATGACACGATTGCGTACACGTTCAATGTGACGCTTGAAAATAATCGGCTGAATCTAAGCGCCATAGTGCGAGAGCTATTTGACCCGAAGGAATGTTATTGCATCGTGTGTGGCGAACAGTATCACTCAGAAAAGCCAAATGCCAGCAGATATTGCAAAGGATGTGCGGCAAAGAAAGAACAAGCACGTCTGGCGAAAAAGAATGCAAATCGAAACAAACGACCGAAATGAACTTTAAGTTCTTAATATATGAAAGGGTATTGTATATTTCCCTTTCGATTATAAATTACAAAGGAGATTTATTATAATGGTTGAAATTACTAAGCGTGAGGCAGAGTATCTGCGTAAGGTTATTCCCGGTGTCCATATCACCCGTACCGTTCACCACTGGTATGCGGAGGAAATCAAGTCTGTTCTGACTCAGTTGCCTGGCAATCCCGAGGCAGAAGAGGCGCTACGCGAACTGAACCGCACCCAGCGTACCAACACCAATTTTGAGATCTGAGGTGGCGCATGGACGAATTTAAGAAAGCGGACGGCGAGACCTTTGATGAATATATGATGCGAATCGGTGAGGCATGCAGCGAACGTAAGCTGACTTAGAATCAGGCAGCAGAACTGCTGAATGAAGCAACCGGCTCAGACTATGGCGAATGCAGATACCGCAAGACCTATAAGTCGTGGAAAGCTGGTTATGACTACGCTATTGATCACGCCAACGAAGAAACGATCAAGAACGAACTGCAGCGATTGAAGATTGAAAAAATCAAATTACAAGATGAACGCAATGCAACAAACAAGGTGTATCGCGATGTTGCTCGTGCCGAATCCGTTAAGGAATTGATTCTGAAGAATGTTGCTCCGTATAACCCTGACAATTTTCTGAATGTTGTGCAGTACGAAGACAGCGGTCACGATGTGATTGTGTGCTTGTCTGATTTACACGCTGGCGCGGGTATTGATTCGGCGTGGAATAAGTTCAACAAGGATATTCTAAAGGCTCGGCTTGAGAGTTATGCTGCACAGGTGTTCAATATCGTAGCGCGACATACAGCCGAAAAAATTCATGTGCTGCTGTTGGGCGACCTGATCAATGGGCATATCCATGTTAATACCCGCGTACAGAACAATGAAAACAGCATTGGGCAGGTTATGACTGCTGCAGAGCTGGTAAGTAATTTTGTTGCTACACTGTACGAGGTATGCCAGCATATTGACGTGTATTCTGTGAGTGGAAATCATTCACGAGTATTCCCCAGCAAAGAGGATCAGGTAGCAGGTGACGAACTTGAAGCACTGATTCCGTTCTATATGAAGGCACGACTGCAAAATCTGGCTGGCATTGATATTAAAACAGAGAAGCTCGATCCGACCTTTGGTGGCTTTAAGGCTAGGAATAGTCTTGTGATGTACGCACATGGAGATAAGGACTCCCCTGCTAACGTCGTTGAGCACCTGACACTGATGGTGAAGCAGCCAATCGACATGGTGTTCCTTGGTCACCGCCACACAAACGGCATGACAACGGTGCATGGTACGAAGGTTATTGAGAGCGGCTGCGTTTGTGGCAGCGATTCCTAGGCAATTGGACTGCGCAAGAATGATGTGCCGCAACAGGCAGTGGCTGTAATCGATGATAGTGGACTTGAATGTCTGTATGATGTCAAGCTGGAGAAGCCAGCGAAGATAGTAATTTAATAGAGATTTTGATGCCCTGGGCTACGGCCTGGGGCATTTTTATATGTCGCAGGTGACAGCGCCGGTGTGCTGACCAGCCTCATAAGCTGTGTTTGGATGCGTTCGACTCGCATACCTGTACCCACAAAAATAAATTAAAAAGGAGGGTTCCAAATTAGAGATGGAAGAAAAATATCACAAAGATTTAGGAGGCGATTACTTCTACTGCTATTCCAGACGGACAGCGCTATTTGTTCGCGCTATGGGAATTTTTTACGAAGAGATTGGAGAGCACCCGGTAACCGGCTCTGTATATACAAAATTCCGCAAGACGAGGAAACTAAATGAAGTTTTAAAACTATAGGATCAGATCAAATATCGCTTCGATGATATGATGGACGATGGAACGGTGGTGATTGGCTATGGCCAGAGTTGCCGCAGATAAGAAACCGCCTCGTATCAAGGTTCCGCCTTCTTGGAGTGGCGGCAAATGTATGTGTTGCGGAAAAATCTATGACGTGCGCAAAGGTAATTTCTCAAAAACGAAGAGTCAATGGTTTATTGGTAACGACGGATACCTCCCGTGGTGCAATGAGTGCCGTGAGAAGATGTTTGAGTTTTATGTTAAGAAGTATAACGATGAAGATGAAGCGATTGACCGTCTGGCTATGATGTTCGATACCTATGTAAATGATAAATTGCTTGACGCTTCAGAACATTCTGTGGCATCTGCTTTAAAAATTAACACCTATATGGGACGGCTTAATATACGTCAGTATGCAGATAAAACTTATGACGATGTGATCGACCAGAAGAAAAAAGACGCTTTGGCTGCCGGTGATACAAAGGGGACAAAGGTCACTCTGAAGATGAGAAAATTCTGGGGTACTGGTCTGGATGAAAAAGATTATTTATTCCTTGATGAGCACTATCAAAATCTTATCACTAGACATGAATGTAAGACGGCCGCACAAGAAATTCTGTTCAAACGCATTGCAAAGGCAGAACTTAATTGCGATAAGGCTGATGCCACTGGCGACACAAAGAAAATAAAAGAAGCAAACGACAACCTGCAGAACCTGATGGGGTCCGCTCAGATCAAACCGAATCAGACGAACGATAACGCATTGGCTGAAACGAATACTTTTGGCACGCTGATTCAGAAATAGGAAGAGGAAGAGCCAATTCCAGAACCGTCGCCAGAGTGGCAGGACGTTGATGGTATCGGTAAGTATTTTAGAGTGTGGGTGCTGGGTACGTTGCTTAAGATGTTCAACTTGAAGAATCCATATCAAGACGAATTTGACGAAGAGTTTGAACGATATACTGCTCATAAACCAGAGACAAATGAGGACGATGCCACAGATACCAGCCTCCGCGAAACTATTTTCGGTATTGGCGAAGGCGGTGGTCCCGCATGAGTAAAGAGAAATTAACAGATAAGGAAGTAGCGAATACAAAATCAGAAAAAATAATGAACGCAGTTGCCATGAGGGCATCATTCTATAGAGCGAATCCTCAGCGGTTTGCAAAAGACTATTTAAACCTGACATTGAAGCCATTCCAAGAGCTACTATTGTTTTTGATGGTGAGATGCACCGGCTTCTGCTTCATTGCTGCTCGTGGCCTTGGTAAGTCATTTCTAACCGCAGTTTTCTGTGTGATTACATGTATTCTATGGCCTGGTTCCAAGGTTTGTATTGCCTGTAAGGTAAGAAGCCAATCTATCAGTATTTTGGATGAAAAGATAATGAAGGAGATCTACCCCAATAGTCCCCTTCTACGCTCTGAAATCAAAAAGGTCGATATCAACAATCAAAAAGCAGAGATTATATTTAAGAACGGCAGCTATATCAAAGTAGTCACTGCCACAGATAGTAGTCGTGGTAGTCGAGCTACACTTCTCATCTGTGATGAATATAGATTGCTTTCTAAAGATGTTATCGATTTGATTTTGAAGAAGTTCCTGAATATTGTTCGTCATCCTGGATATTTGGACAAGCCACAATATGCACATCTTGCAGAGCGAAACAAAGAATTCTACCTAAGTTCCGCTTGGTTCCAAAACCATTGGAGCTATGAAAAATGTCAGGACTACTTCGTAAATATGATCGACTTTAATAAGAAATATTTCTGTGTATCCTTCCCGTATCAAATGTCAATCAAGAGCGGCTTGCTGTTGAAGGAAGCTGTAGAGGACGAAATGAGTGAATCCAGTTTTTCTGATTTGACATTTGCAATGGAGAATGAATGTAAGTGGCTTGGTGCTACTGAGGGTGGGTTATTCCAATTTGATGACATCAACAAAACGCGCGTCATTGAAAAGGCGTTCTACGCACCGAATCTTTTACTTAATCAAGCTGCTATGGATGTGCCGAAAAAGAAAAATGGCGAAGTGCGAATTCTTACTGCCGATATTGCATTGATGAGTAGCCGCAAAAACGACAACGATGCAACCAGTATCTTCTTGAACTGTATGCTGCCGAATAAATCAGGGCGCTATACCAGCAACTTTGTCTATTCAGAGAACGTTGAGGGTATGAGTGCGCAAGACCAAGCATTAAAACTACGACGGTATTTCGATTACTTCAACTGTGATTATATCGGGGTTGACTGTAGAGGCGTTGGATTACCTCTGGTCGACCTGTTAATGCGCGATATGTATGACCCAGAAACAGGCGAAACGTATCCTGCGATTAGCTGCTGTAACAATCAAGAAATCGCATCTCGCTGTGCTGACAAAAATGCTCGCAAGGTCATCTAGGCTATTATGGGCAGCTCCCAGTTTAATAGCGATGTAGCCATTGGATTACGCAGCGGTTTCCAGCAAGGACGTATCCATCTGCTTCAGAGTGAGTACGGATGTGAAGACCAGTTGCGCAAAATCTATAAAGGCTATGATAAAATGTCGCCTACTGAACGAGCCGCACTACAGATGCCATATATCAATACCGGACTTGCTGTAAACGAACTCGTGAACCTGGGCTACGAAACTGTGAATAACGTTATCAAGGTCAAGGAGAAATCCGGCTGCCGTAAAGACCGCTACTCTTCCCTGTCTTACAACTATTACATTGCGCAGCAAGTTGAACGAAGCATGGAGAAGAAGAATAAAAAACCAACTTCGCTCACGTTTAACTTTAGAGCGCCTGTGTTAAAGAAGGGAGGACTGTAATGGCTGAAGATAAAATGCAGAAAAAGGTCCGCGTAACAAATGCCAAAGATGGTAAGACCTCTTATGTAACATATCAGGATCTTGTCAATGGCGTTTATGCGAACTTGTCACATATCGGTATCCGTAATCTGGCATCGAGTACCGACACAAATCCGACATATACAAAATATACGAAAGATCAGATCGTCACCTATCTTGGCAACCCCGCCAACTATGAGAAGCAGCTGCGAAATATGAGTAAATATCTATTCAATATTTCAAACTACTATCGCCGACTGATTCAGTATTTTGCGAATATGTCTACATATTCTTACACGATTTCTCCGTATGGACTTGATCGCTCTAAGACAATTAACGCCAATAAATTTAAGAAGGCGTATTATTCTGCTGTAACAGCAGTTGAGCTGATGAATATCTCGCACGAAGCCACGAAGATACTGACAATTGCATTCCGCGATGACGTTTACTATGGCTATGCGTGGGAGACAAATGACAGTTTTGCTTTTCAAAATCTTGATGCAGACTATTGTAAAATAAGCAGCATTGAGGACGGCGTTTATAACTTTGCTTTTGATTTTTCTTATTTTGATTCCAACAAAGATAAGCTGCCCAACTATCCGCCAGAGTTTGAGACGATGTATAACCAATATAAGGCTGACTCGCAGAACTACAAGTGGCAGGAGCTGGACAGTTCCAAGTCCATTTGCATCAAAGTAAACGAGCACGATTATATCCCCATTCCCCCGTTTGTGAGTTTGTTTAGTGCGCTTGCCGATATTGAAGACTACCGTGCCATTAGTAAAAACGCAAGTGAGACCAACAACTATAAGGCGCTGGCAATGGAGATTCCAGTGAATGATGCTGACGGCTCTTTCCTGATCGACTATGATACAGCAAAAGAGTTCTATGACATGATGAGTAATGTACTTCCGCCGAATATTGGCGCAATTCTTACTCCTATGAAAATCAGTAGCTGGAACTTTGAAAAGAGCGGCGTGAACAGTGACTCTAAAGAGGTCTCAAATGCTGAGGCCACATTCTTTACAGGCGCTGGCGTGAATAAGAATCTGTTCGGCGGTGGCGAAGATCCTTCTGCTACTACCCTGCAGCTGTGTACTGTGAATGACCAGGAGATCGTGTTTGCAGTGATGCGACAGTTGGAACGCTGGATCAATCGCAAGCTGAAGAGCGTTTCCAGTTCTTATAGGTTCCGCCTAAACTTCCTACCAGTCACTCATTATAACGTGACTGAGATGCATGAAAGATATCTCAAGGATGCTACCTATGGTATGCCGACTCGAACCGCAGCTCTTGCAACTACTGGTTATGCGGGCAGCGATTATGAGAACATGACTTATCTTGAAAATGAAATCTTGGGACTTAGTGCTGGTGAAACACCGCTTAAGAGCTCCAATACTCAGTCCGGCTCCGCCGGGGATGAAGGTGGCCGCCCAACAAACGCAAGTAAGGGCGAGGGCCTGTCTGATGCTGGCAATGTAAGCGCCGATAGACAGGAGGCATAAGATGAGTCAGGAGATTTATGAAGTTATCGTACACGGAGCGCACTCCGCCGGGATGGCAAAGTTCCTGACCGACCGTGGCGCTCTGATGCTGCGAATAGACCCAACAAACAAGTATGTTTTTGTATACGATTCTGTGTTTGAAAATGCTCTGGCTGAGTTGCAGGTTGCGATTCGCCAGGGTTTTTATTTTGCTGACGAGGAGGTGAAAACAGAATGAATCAACGATATCCGGTTTCTTTTATTAAGAAGGGCGAATACGAATCTTCTGATTTTCGCTTCATTGATGTCAGCATTGATGTAATGCACACTGGAGCAAACCTCAATAAGACAAGTTTCACAAAAGACGCGATTAACAAAGCAGTACCGACAATCCGTAATACGCCGATCCTGGGCTACGTTGTAGATGAACTTGACGAGGAAGACAAGGACTTTAAAGGACATGAACATGAACTGCGAATCACCAACAAAGACGTGAAGTACGTCTATGCTGGTCAAGCTTATGGTGTTATTCCTGAATCTTGTAATCCTCGTTGGATTGTTAAGGATGACGGCACCGGTATTGAACGGGAGTATTTGCGTGTTGATGGTTTGATTTGGACAAAGTTTAGCGATCCTGTAGATATTTTTACCCGCGATGGTACGAAGAATCACAGTGTTGAGCTAACCGATATGGCTTGTGGCCCCGCAGATAAGAACGGCAACGTTCCTGTGGGGTCTTTTAAATTTGATGGTTGCTGCATTCTGTCTACGACTGATCCGAGTATCAAGCCCGCTATGACAGGCAGCTGCGTTACTGCCAATTTTTCTGTTGAAGATATTACCGCTCAGATCCGCGATCGGCTCTATGAGTATCAAGCAATTCAGCAGAACTATACTGCGCAAAATGATAATCCATCCGATGAGGAGAAAGGAGATACAACGCCAATGAATGAAAATGAAAAGAATCCTGCTATGACTGAAAATGCCGTAGCAGAAGGCGCTGTGGAGAATCCTGAGATTGAGACTCCCGCCGCAGAGAATACTGCGACAAAGACCGAATCTGAGGCTGCTCCTGCCGAAAACGCCGCATCTGAAGAAGGTGCAGAAAATGCAACAACTGAGGTTCCCGCTGAGAATACTGCGCTGGCCGAAGAGGGCGAGCCCGTTGCATCAAGCGAATTTACTCTGACCACTGAGCAGCTGCTGAATGAAATCAGTGGCGCTCTGGGCGCATACAAGATCCCGTCTTCTTGGGACCCTGAGAATATGGTTCCCCGCTACTGGATGAATGATGTCCAGGGCGATGAGGTGATCGTGATCGATTGCACCACTTACAACCTGATGGGTATTCCCTACTCTATGAACGGCGACAATGTTGTTCTGGATGTGGAGAACGCCAAGCGTAAGAAGGTGACTTTTGAAGACTGGGACGAAGGCGAAGTTCTTCCTGGTATGAGTGCAGCCTTTACTGAGATCACCAATACAGTCGCTGAGATGAATGCTAAAATCTCCGACCTGACAAAAGAGTTTACTGAAGCATCTGAGACCATTGCCGAGATGAAACCGAAGCTGGAGGCATACGAAAAGGCCGAAGCTGACGCAAAAGCCGCTGAGATGGAAGCAAAGCGCAACGCTCTGTTTGCCACCTTTGACGAGAAGCTTGGCGCAGATGCTGAGTATATTGCACTGAAAGAGAACAAGGAGATCAGCTACTCCGATCTGGAGACCAAGTGCTATGCGCTGGTTGGCCGCAAGAGTGCTGAGTTCTCTTATGTTCCCAATAAAAACAACAAAGGAACTGTCCGCTTTGGCGTGGGTGGCACCCAGAACGGTTCAGATGTCGCGTATGGTGGTCTGATCGAACACTATCTCGGCAATAAGTAATTTACCAAAAATTAGGAGGTACATAATTATGGCTAATAATAAGCATGCTGTTGTGCGCATTGATAAGCTGGGTGGCACCCTGGATGGTGCTCAGCTGGAGAGTGCTATTTTCTACAAGGAGTCCGATGCTGCTGAGATTGATAACGCTCAGCTGGTTGTTCTGGGCGAGAAGCTGGGTCGTGAGGTCTACAAGGCTACCGCTCCTACCGCAACTTCCACCGTTGCTGACCTGTATCTGACCGCTGGCGTTGAGCTGTTCTATGATCAGACCGTGGCACACTATCTGCCCGAGTGGGTCAATGAGGCTGGTAAGCCCGTGCGCGTTTACGCTCTGAATGTTTCCAAGGGTGGCTTCTCTGCTACTGCCGAGGCATTTAACGGCACTCCTGCAAAGGGCAAGTATGTCGGTTTTGCTGCCGATGACACCAAGATCCAGATTCAGGAAGCTGCTGATGACAAGACCTTTGGCTGCATTGACTTCGTTGAGACTGTTGGTTTTGGCGATGGTCGCTATACCTACTACATGATCACCCTGAAGTGATTCCGAAGTTTTAAGAAATCAACATAAAGCCGTCCGTTTAAAGCGGGCGGCCATTTTTATTATAGGAGGTTTATACCATGGCTATTGATTCTAATCTGGTCAAGCTGGCTCTCGATGGCTACAAGGGCCACGTTGCTGGTGATTATTCTGTGAACGACACCCAGGAGGCTCTGCGTAAGGCTCTGGTTGAGGCAAACGGCGGTTCCACCAAGCTGGACATTAAGGCTCTGCGTGATGGTAGCTGCTCCAAGGTGTTCGCTATTGTTGAGGAGCTGGTCAATGTTATTTCTGAGGAAGGTCTGAAGGGCGACGAGTTCTTTATGAACATGGTCGAGGACCGCAACCTGGCTCTGGGCGATACTCCCAAGTTCCACATCGAGCGCGAGTGCCTGTTTGCTGTTGCCGATATCGCAGAGGGTACTCAGGGCGTGCGCCGTCAGCGTCTGGAAGCTGGTACTGACATCACCGTCAATACTCAGCTGCACGCTATTAAGATCTACGAGGAGCTGAACCGTGTTCTGGCTGGCCGTATCGACTTTAACAAGTTTGTTGATATCGTTTCCAAGTCCTTCACCAAGGATGAGCTGGATTCTGCATACGCTGCATTCGTTGGCATGTTCAGCAAGCTGAATGCTCCCTACATTGAGACCGGCTCTTTTGACGAGGACAAGCTGCTGGACCTGATCGAGCACGTTGAGGCTTCTACTGGCGAGACCGCTGTGATTGTTGGCACCCGTAAGGCTCTGCGTCAGATCAAGACTGCCGTTGTGTCTGATTCCGCCAAGGAAGATATGTACGCAATGGGTCACTTTGGCCGCTTCAATGGTACTGAACTGATTGCTGTGAAGCAGCGTCACGCTACCGGTACCACCGATTTCATCCTGGATGACAAGACCCTGTACGTTTTTGCTGGCGACACCAAGCCCATTAAGCGCGTTACCGAGGGTGATGTCACTATGCTGATGGGCACCCCGATGAACAACGCCGATATGAGCCAGGAGTTCCTGATGATGAAGCGCACTGGCATTGCCATTGTGTTTGATCGTGACTTCGGCGCATACAAGATGGCCTGATCGATAATTTGAGTTGAATGGCGGTGGGGCAACAACCCTGCCGCTTCTTTTATTAAATAGGAGGAACGAATGGCAAGACGTACAACTAAGACTACAGCCGCGAAAGCTGCTGCTCCCGTAGCAACCGAGCCCGTAGTCGAAATTACAAACGAGACCATGGTGGAGTGCCGCAATGGCACAGCTGGTAATCTGATCTATAAGTCCACCTTGAATCCCGGCTATACCGTTGAGTGGGAGGCTTTTGGCGATGTTCAGGAAATGGAGTATCGCGAGCTGGTTTCTATGCGCGGTAATCAGCGCCGGTTCTTTGAGGAAAATTGGATTTTGATCGATGATCCCGCCATTATCAAGAAGCTTGGCGTTGAGCGCTATTACAAAAATAGTCTGACCACCGACAACTTCAATGACGTGTTTACAATGCCCGCCGATGAGATCAAGAAGATCGTCCCGACACTGCCGGGCGGCACCAAGGATGCGATTGCATCTGAGGCCAAGAAGAAGATCGAGACCGGTGAGCTGGACAGCCGCAGTGCGATTAAGGCGCTGGAGGACTCCCTGTCTGTTGAGTTGGAAGACACAATTTGATGTAAAGGAGGCGGGTCATGGCAACCACTTTTGAAAGTATCTATGCCCGCTGTCGTGGGCGCATTCGAGATTATGATAAGGAAGGATATACTGACGAGATGTTTGCAGATGCAGAGAGCGACCTGCTTCAGGCCGCCATTGATGATTTTGCTGACATTTGCGTGCAAGACCTGACTGACTATGATGATGAGTTGCAGCAGTTCAATGTTACTCTGACCCGCAAGGAACAGAGTATTCTGGCGTTGAGCATGATTGTGCATTGGCTGGAGCCGTATGTTTACAACTCTGACGCTTTGAAGAACGCTATGAGTACAAAGGACTTTTCTTTCTTCTCCCCTGCTAAGCTACTGGAGCAGATGAAAGACCTTTTGACGCAGTCGCAGCGTAAATTGACTGCTGAGATGAACTTATATTCCTTTAAGTCAAACAGTGTTTCTGAATGGACACAGTAAGGCGGTGGGATATGACAAGATCTCAATATAGAGCCATGCTGAAACAGGATGGAGAGATGCAGCGCGACAGGGTGATCAATAAGGCACTCCATGATACGCGCTTTTTAGCGCCAGTCAATCCTTCTTATAAAGAAGTGACGATAGATGACGTACCTCGCTGGGTGAATATTATATCATCTACTGTTACAAACCAGAAAATATTCCGCACAAGACCTGGTGAGGATTTTGAGATCGGCAGCATTATGTACTGGGGTAAGAGCCACTGGCTGATTACCGAGCGTGATGCAGACGATGAGATCACCGTGCGCGGCCGCATTCAGATCTGCCAGAAACAAATTGTGTGGCAGGATGACCAGACAAAAAAGATCGTATCTCTATGGGCAACTGTGGAAAAGCCGTATTACTCCAACCTGAGTGAGAATAAGGTAATGAGTTATTCAACCCGTGAATTCCGCATTCAAACCCCATTCGACGAGTATTCTGCCCGTCTGAACATTGGAAAACGGCTGATGTTGGAGATCGTCAATGGAGAACCAAAGACCTATCGAATCACGTCGATTGACCAGATGACTGGCCGAATTGACTATGATAATGACCAGATCGGGTTCCTTTCGTTTAACGTTGAACAGGATCTTTACAACGCAGAAACAGACAATGTAGAAAAAATGATCTGCAATTATGTGCCGGAAGATGCTTCCGATAACGTGGAAATCACCTATCCTGACGACAACACAGTAGACGACAGAGTGCTTTCGATAGAGTTTACGGGCGAACCGTCCATCCCAACGGGCGGATTTGGCAAGCTGTTTACTGCAAAAATCGATGGCGAAGTGTACGACGGCGCAGAATAGACGCTTACCGGCGATTGTACTCCTGCTGGAGTATGTTTCAAAGGCGGTAATACGACTACGACAGGTGCAAAGTGTAAGATCACTTGTGTGGATGATTCTAAGCTGATTGGACAAGTCGTGGTACTGACGGTTAAAGCAGCCGGCCTTACTGAAAAGATCGAATTGGAGGTGATCTGATATGAATCTCGATGAAATCGGGGTATTCAAAAATCGGGTCGTTTCCAAGTTGATCAATGACGAAAATGTCCTTGATGTCCTATTGGGCAACACAGATGATATCGACGATCCCGAAACTCTTCTGCTTGGTAAGAATGGGTCGGGTGAAGGTGGATGCGTGTTTAAGTATGAGTATGTTCCAGATACACAAGAAAACTCAAAAACATTTTTGTGTGTTGAGGTTGTACCAGAACAAACCAGCGGCGATTCTATTACGATGATGACCATTTACGTGTTTGCATATTGCAGTAAAAACCTTATGCAGACATATCATCGGAAAGGACAAGCTGGGACACGCATTGATATTTTGGTTAGTGATATTGATAAGCTTCTAAATGGAAACAAAGAATTTGGAATTGGACAGCTTGAATGGGCTGGAAGCAGCATCTATAAGCCGGCGCAGTGCTATTACGGACGAATGCTTGTTTATCAGGTCGGCTCTTTTAGGAGGGCTCGCTGATGAGAAAAATTTCGTACCTTGATCATCTGAGTCCATATGGCGTGCAACTAAAAGACGTTGGACGAATCCACTCCCCTTTTCTGAAAGACATTTTGAAGATAGGATACACCCAGTATCAATACGCACTGACATTATTTTTATATACCCCAGAAAAATACTACCACGATGCGGCAACTATGATGAAGATGCCAGATATCTGGGAGCAAATGACAAGTGAGCAAAAAGCAAATATTGTGATGTTCGATATTCTTACATCGACAGATGAATCCAGGGCTGAACTAATTTCGGCTCTGGGTCTTTTTGTTTCTGGGGAATTGGAGTGGGACGAGCAGCATCGAGCAATTTTTATCGACAAAGAAAATAGCGGCAAAAAAGGATTTTCTATCGGTGGCTATATCGACAGAAACAACTATTCGACCGTAACAAAGCTTTGCCTGCAGATGGTTGATATCGACGAAAGCGACATCCCTGAAGAAGCTCCAAAATTCAAGACTGAAAAAGATCGCTTGTTTTATGAGAAGTTCCAAAAGAAGAAGAAAAAGTTCAAACAAACAAAAAAGGCAGACCCGAATTTCGAGCTGCCGAACATGATTTCTCTTTTATGCACTTTTCATCCAAGTTTGAATTATTCAAACATCTTTGAGCTGACAGTTGGACAGATACGAGATACGTTCTCCCAACTATTACGCGCAAAACAACTAAATATCGCTGAAATGAATTACTCCGTTTGGGGCGGTAAATATGACCCCTCGAAATGGATAGAGCGAATTGACAAAGAAAACGAAACTATAGGAGGATAACAATTATGGCTAACAAGAATGCAAATTTCGCCAACCGCGAGGTCGCCGATCTGATGCTGGTCGACTACTCCACCAAGAAGCTGTTTCTGAATGTTGACTGGGCTAACGTCACTTCTACCTCTTTTGAGGGTGACCGCGTGTTCGCAACCGGCGGCCAGGGCGCACCTAACCGCGTGCAGTTTGACGGCTCTCGTACCGGCACTCTGACCATCGAGGCACAGGTTTACCCCGTCAAGGTCTTCCAGATGCTGTCTGGCAACGACCTGGGCACCACCGCAAACTTCCTGAAGCGCGAGAAGGTCACCTGCACCGAGGCTGGTAAGCTGACCATTTCTACTGCTGCTGGCACCACCGCCATTCAGGTCTTTAAGGCTGATGACGATCTGGGCACCGAGGTCACCGCTACTGTTACTGAGGGCGGCACTGAGGTTACCGTTGCTGAAGCAACTGAGAATACTGCTTACATTGTTTATTACTACGCAAAGCAGGCAGCCGCTCAGGTTGTGCACCTGGATAGCCGTCACTTCCCCAAGGCTTATCGTGTCGAGGGTTCCATTCCCTACAAGACCGAGAGCGACGACATCATCGAGGCACATCCCATCTGGTACAAGGCTGCTCCTCAGGCCGGCTTCGAGCTGTCTTGGCAGAACACTGGCGACCCCGTTTCTCTGACCATGACCTTCGACGTTCTGGCCGACGAGAATGGCGATATGTTCTCTCTCATCTTCCCTAACGAGGGCTGATACATAGCATTTACACGAGGCAGAGTCTTTCGGGGTTCTGCCCCTTTTATGAGCGCACAATTATTGCAATTGCGCGTTGATATGAGGAAACTCACAAATAAGAAGAACACCCACGTGGCGACTTTCCGCTCTCTAATTTGCATAGGAGCTTCAGTGAATAATCGGACAATTGGCCCCACTTATGCCCGGGGCTGGCTTACTTCCATAACAAACTTGGCGATAGTCACCAAAGCAGCTACGAATTGAACGAACTTAGACATGGTGTCGAAGTCAATCATCAGATGGGCCTCCTTTCTGCCAGCAGCTGTACTACTGGACTTCGGGAAGCCCCTACTAATTCTCGCCGTTTTAATAATTCCCAAAAGGGATACGCAGGTGTTCTTCAAATTTGAATTGTACCACATCCAGAAAGAAAAAGGAAGTGTTTATTATAAAAATCATTGCTTTTGACCAGGCTCTCGGCAAGACGGGTGTCTGTACCATTGATGGCGACACTGTTTATCACTCACTGATCGACCTGAGCAAAACCAAGGATACCTTGGAACGCTCGACAATGATGCGCCAAATGATTCAGAGCCGCATCAAGAACAATCGTCCAGACCTTGTAGTGATCGAAGATGTTGCACTGCAAAGCTCTCCAAAAACATTGATCCAGCTGGCACAGCTGCAAGGAGCGATTATGGGGGTATGCGAGCTAAACAATATCCCCTATGAGATCATTAAGCCATCCGAGTGGCGAAAGATATTAGGATTTAAACAGGGTCGAGTAAAGCGTGCAGAATTAAAGCAGCAGGCCATCGACTACGTGAAAACCTATTATGGAGAAGATGTTTCGTCTGATGAAGCTGATGCGATGTGCATTGCAACAGCTGTAAGGATGGAATTTGAAAACAATAAATTAAATCAGGAGGACTAATACTTATGGATGCAAAGAATAATCTGACTTTGGCTGAACGAATTTTGTTTGTTGATAGCGTGGTAAGCCTGTCTGAGCGCGATGGCCGTTATGAACCGGCGCTGTATGACTACGCTTTCCGAATTACAACACTGATCATGTTTACTGGTCTTGAAACTGAAGAGCTATCACAGGACCAGATGAGTGAACTGGCTTTCTCTGATGAAACGACCAAGTTGATGAACGAGACTCCGCGCAAGTATATTCTGACTACACTGAACAAGGCTTGCCGCGAAAAAATCGAGATTGCCCGCCAGCAGTATATGGCCGCATTTGAAGCCGCAGCAAAGAATCAGCCGTTTGAGCAGCTGATGCAGTTGGCCGCCGAGGTACTGAGCGGCATTGGTGATCAGTTCGACATGAACAAAATGATTGAAAAAATCGCTGAAGAAAATCTGAAGAAACCGGTAGAGAAAGATAACTATAGTGTTAAAACTCCTGAAGGAATGCTCGATGCTGCTCCTTCAATTGATACGACAGAACTTATTTCTGCAGTCGCTGAAGGCAAGGAGTAAACTATGGGGAAGAAATCATGTACTACGACCAAAGAACTTCAGACAGAAATCATGCGAAGAGCGAATAAAGCATTAAACAAAGATATTGCTCCTTATGTAGAGAACAAACTTAAGGAACATGTTCAAAAAGATGTTTATGCTACTTACTCCCCTGTTGAATATGAACGTCGTGAAGAAGATGGTGGTCTAGTAGATGATGATAATATCAAGCACAAAGTTCGGACAGATAATAGAACTTTATATGTATATGAACGTGCTCCAATAGAAGGGCCACGACTTGATGCTCCAAACTGGGTGTCTCAAAATGACAGCTTGGCTCAACTGATTGAGCAAGGCGCACATAATCCATGGACACATAAGAGATATCGTTGGACTAATCCACGTCCATTTATTGAAAACACTCAAAAGGATATCAATTATCGTTATGCCGACATTGTTAAAATGTTACGCAATCGAATCAATCACGACAACTGAAGTAATTAAAAAGATGAGCAGACTTATTAAAAGCCTGCTTTTTTTAGATTCGGCTCCAAAAGGAGGAATATGATATGCCTAGAGAACCAGAATTGAGTATCAAAGTAAAAGTAGATCCACATGTTGATCCACAGCAAACACGCGATACCATCCAAAGAAAATTCAACGATATTAAAAATCCGCCGACAGTGGTTGTCAAACCCGATTTAAGTAAGTTTGATAATTTTATCAAAGATGACCTTGGTGGAGATTATCCAGTTGATATCACTCCTAATATTACTGGAGATATTAAAGGAAAGATTAAAGAAGAAATTGATAAGGCTGTTAAAAGTCCAGATTTCCCAAAGGTTCCACTTAAAGTTGATGTAGGCGATTTCAGTAATGAATTGTCTTCTGCTTTAAAAAAGGAACTGAAAGATGTCAACGATAAACTCAATTATTATTTGAGGAATTTGACTACAAACACCGCTGGACTAAATAGCGTAGTCGAAGGGTTATTTCCCAAAAAAGGAATTTCGAATGCAATTCAACATGAACTGAAAAATGTTCGAAGCGAATTACAAACTGGAATTAACGGTATAAATGAATCTATTTCATTTAAAATTGGCGATCTATTTAAAATCGACAATAAAGAAACAACTCACAGTATTCAAGAAGTTAAAAAGCTTGTCAATGAACTAAAACAAAATCTTTGGGATTTGGATGAGAATAGTGTCAATGGAATTGATGATGAATTCACAAAAAGATTTGATGAATTTAAAGGGAAAGCTATAGAATTAAAAGCTCTTATATCTACGTTAGAAAAAAACTTATCTTCTTCCGATATGAGAAAGCTGTTTAACAATGGTGTCTTCGATACCAATGATTTTTCAATGAATATCGAATCTTTTGTTAAGGTTCTTAATAGAATTAGTTCGATAAAAGATATTCCAACATTAGACAATTGGGATAATATAGTTGATAAAATAACAGCAGGGGCAAAAGAAGATACGGATTACATTGATTCATTTTGCGAAGATGCAATTGAAGACTTAACCGCCGTTAGTAAACGTGCAATCGAGATTATTTCAGAACAAAAAACTGCAATTGATACTGTTAAGGAGTTATCCAAAACACTTAACAAATCAATGGAACTTGATAAATCTGGATATCTTGACGAGTCAGAACTCAAAACGTATGGAGCTGCATTTGATGAAGTTTTAAGTAATATTGCATCTAAACAAGCTGAAATCAATAGTGCGAAGCAAAAAACAATTGCTCTGGAAGATAAACTTCTTATTAAAACACGGATAAATAAAAGTGTCTTAGAGAAAGAGCTTGATGAGTATGCCTCTCTCCTTAAAAAGTTTGACGATACTAAACTCAAAACAATTTCTGATCGTGTAGCAGATATACACGTTGATAAACAAAACATTGATGAAAAACCAAAAGAGACACCAAAGCCGAAATCAAAATCAACCCCTACAACTTCTGTTCCTAATTTCCCTGGAGCGCCAAAGAACAAAAATGAATCTCAATCTTTGATTGATGATGGTATTGCAAAAATAAAAAAGGTTGTTTTTGATGTAAAACAAGAAGACCTTCAGAGCTCTATTGATACAATTTTTGCTAAAGTGTCTGCTCCCATTGGATTCAGGCCAGCAGAAAAAGCAATTGAAAATGTTCGTACAGAACTAACAAATGCACTTAAAAATATTGATTTTACATTAAAATTCGGAAAGCAGAATGCTAATGGCGAAACCACAGCAACTGCTACTGCGATAAGTGAATCACAATCAACTTCTGATTTAAAAAAGCAAGTAATATCCATTGGAAACATTAAGCGCAATCTTGAAGCGGTTACAACAGGCATTGATAAATATGTGACAGATATCGCTTCTATTGGCACTGCGTTCGAGTATTCTATGAGTCAAGTAGATTCTTTGAATAAAGCTTTGGAAAATCAAATAATAGACTTGGACCTTGTTGCAAAAAAGACAGATGCTTACGGCACAACAGCTAATTCCATCTCACTGAATACAAAAGATGTAGCGGTCGCTAGTGATTCAGTAGATATTCCTGGCAAAGTCGAACTCAAAGATAAGGATATCAAGAGACCTGATCCTTTGAACATCAATGGCGCTGTAAAAATCAAAGCAAGTGATATTAAAATTGACGATGTTGAGATTTCAAAAAAGAAATTTGATATTAACGGTAATCTGATTCTGAAAAATGCTGAGATTGTTGACGCGGTAAAAGAAGCAACTAAGGAAGCTACCAAAAAGGCGCAACCAAAACAGTCTACAGCGAAAACGAAGAATGGTTTGACCGATCGAGATTTTGAGCGTAAAAGTAAAGAACTTCTGACGAGCCTTGCTTCTATTATGAAAGGTAAAGCACGTGTTCAAAATTCTCTTACAACTCATACACGTAAGGGGCAATCAGAAGCTGCTGCTGAAGACTCATACTATTTGTCGAAACTTTCAAGACGAGAGCGTACAACGAAAGGTAAACTCACGAAACTTTATAAAGGACGTGGCGGACGTTCTGCATGGCAAAGTAGTTCTATCTATCATTCTGCTACTGAAGATTCAGAACATATTCGAAACAGTCGTGTTGCAGAAAACTCAGACAAAGACAAGGTCGCAGAAGAAGAAAAATATATCGCAGCACTTCGCCAGCGTTCAAAGATTTATAAAGAACTTGCTGCCGCGCGTCGCAAATATGGTGATGATTCGGAATATGTGAAATCTTCTCAAAAAGAGCTACAAAATACATTAGATATAATCAGCCAGTTTGAATCTAAAGTTGGAAGCCAGTATTTACAGGCGATGCCTGAGCGTCGTAAGGTTTTTGCTGAGAATATGTCGAATTTTCGTAAGGATCGCGACGATATTAGACATAAAAATACACAAATTGCTGCTAAAGATCAGCAAAAAGCAATCGTTGCTACAAATAAATCCGCAGAGAAAGAACGTATCACTTCTGAAAAGGAGTTTCTTGAAAATCTCGCAAAAGAGCCAAAGTTGTGGGCAGATGCTGAAAAAGCACGCAAGAAGTATGGCGATAATAGTGCTGAAGCAAAACAGGCAGAGCATTTAAGAGATAAAAATCAATCGTCTATCAATGATTTTAAATCGAATTATACTGGTTCTTTATCTGATATTCCTGGATATGACGATCAAGTAAAAGATAATAATTTTGCAATGGCCGCATATCAATCCGGGATGACTCGTAAAGCAAATGCAGAGCAACAGAAACAGCATGATGCAGCCCAGGCAGCATTTCAAAAGCGCCGTGATGAAGCCGCAAAGCAAGCAGAAGCAGCACAAAAAGCTGTTGAAAAATCTTCTGTCGATATGGTAAATCGTGTCGCCAAATCAATTGAGGAAAGTAAAAAGATTTATCTTGATGCTGAAAAGGAAATCATAAAACGACAAGCGGAGCTTTTGACTACAGAAGATTCTGCTACAAAGCAGGATATCATTGATAAAATATCTGATGCAAAAAATCTCAAGAAGACAGCTGGAGCTCGTATAAATTCTTATAGTGGTGATTATACCGGGCTTGTTCAAAACGCGTGGGACGAGATAAACTCTGAAAAGAAAAGCTACAAGATTGATCAAAGTCTTGCTAATGAGAAAAAATCCAATAAAGAAATTGCTGCAACGTTTGACGAGATTATTGGGAAATATTCTGAGCTTGATAAGTTGGAGCAGCGCCGTTCAAAGTTGTTTAAGCCAGAAGACGTTCAGCAGCTTCAGGATGTTAATGAAGCGGTAGTTAAATTAACGGATGATATTACTACACTTGAAATAAAGGCATTAGATTCTGGTATTGACTTACATGCCAATAGCGATTATTCAAATAAAGTTGCAGAATCGAGTAAAATTTCCAAAGAATCTGCTGTGACTTTTACAAATAACCAGCGCACTTATGATGTTAATACTGCGAAGGAGTCGTATCTTGCGAATTATAAAGACTGGCTCCAAAATATGGATTATATCGATAGAATTGATCCAAATAGTGTTAACGCACAAGAACTGATTTCTCGATACCAAAAGAGAGCTGATGAAAACAAACAAGCTATCGATGCAGCACGTCAAATTCTTAGCATCAATAATGATATCTCAAAGGACGCATGGGATGAAATTCAGCGTTGGAAAGATTCTTTATCTATCACCGACGCAGAAAAAGCGGCAAAAGAAGCTCAAAAAGCTACTGATAAAAAAGATTCAGATGATGCCGCTTTCTTTACAAAATTGCAAACAGCAGTTAATCGTAAGATCAGGGCGTATGACGATTTTATAAAAGCAGAGCCAGGGACAAAAGATTGGGTCTCAAAGTCTGGTAAAAATAATATTGCGGATAATAATCTTCTTGATTTGCAGAATCAGGCTACCGCCACTGGTTTATCTTCCGATCAGCGTTATTCTTCAATCATGGGCCAGTACCGAAAAGATATTGACGCTGTCAATGAAGCTCAACAAAAGCGCGCAAAAATTGAAGAAGAAGCTACCAAAGTTCAGGATAAAGACATTATTTCTCTGCAGAAGTTTATTAAGACAGTCGACGCATATAAAGGCTCTATTGAAAAAGACAATAAAACAGATATGCCTGCCTATGCGAACGTCACGAACATTCGTGGTTCCGCAGACGATCTTTTGAACAGACTTCGAAAAGATACTTCTGGCGACAAAGACCAAGTTGCTATTGATTAGGCTAAAGACAATAAGATTGATGGTGTTAAATCTCTTATTGATGCTTACAACAAGCTTGGAATCGCTGCTAATGAAGCTGGTATTGACGTTCAAGAGTTGCGTATTGATGTCGAACGTATGAATAAGACAGCAAAGGGCAAAACCGAAGTGGCCAACCTCAAGTCTCAGCTAATGGACTATCTTGAGAAATTTCCAAAAGTCAGCAGCACAATGGGTGATTCTGTTAGAGAATTACAAGCTGCTCTGGCTGATCCAAATGCTTATCAAAATATTGGTAAACTAAAGCAACAGATGGCAGAACTTCGTGCTCAAGCTAAAGCGCTTGGTCTGGAATCTGAAAGTCTATTTGATAAGTTTGAAAAGCTTTTTGGCCAGCATCTGAGCACTATGATCACCATGGCCGCTTTGCACAAGATGCAAGACGCTCTGCGGATCGTATATCAGAATGTAGTTGAAATCGATACAGCTGTTACAGAACTGCGCAAAGTCAGCGAATACGCCGGCAAATCTCTTGAAGAGTATATGGGCCGCGCGTCTGAGCAAGCACAAAAGCTTGGTGTTTCGATTAGTGATTACGTCAATTCGACTGCTGATTGGAAACGCCTCGGTTATTCTGATGAAGATGCCGAGAATATGGCTACCTACTCTACCCTGCTTAAAAACGTGGGAGACGGGATTGATGACGTTAACACCTCATCTTCGTATCTAATTTCGACATTGCAAGGCTTTGGTTTACTTGCTGATCAGGCAGAGGACGTTGTTAATAAAATTGACGCTGTAGCAAATACACAACCTGTTACCGCAAAAGACCTTGGTGAAATCTTAACTCGCAGTTCTGCTGCTATGTCGGCTGCTAATAATACGCTGGAAGAAACTATTGCGCTTGGCACCGCTGCAAACGCAGTTATCCAAGATGCAGATACGGTTGGTACAACTTTAAAAAGTGTATCTATGTATCTCCGTGCTGCTAAAAGTGATGCAGAGAATGCAGGCATTGAAGTTGATGGCATGGCCAATTCTGTATCTGAACTTCGCAGTGAATTGAAATCTCTAACTGGCGTTGACATCATGCTGGATAGCAAAAATTTCAAGAGCACATATCAAATCATGAAAGAGCTGTCTCAAGTATGGAGTGGTCTGTCCGATGTAACGCAGGCTAATGTCACTGAAATGATTGGCGGAAAGAGAAACGCAAATGCAGTTAGTGCTATTCTAAACAATTTTAGTGTCGCTGAATCTGCTATGGAATCTGCTGCAAACAGCGCAAACGTCGCATGGGCTGAAAATGAGAAATACCTTGATTCTATTCAGGGTCGCTTAAATCAACTCGATGCGTCTTTCCAAGCTCTTTCTACCGATGTACTTGACTCCGGCCTGGTCAAGACTGTCGTATCTCTCGCAACTGGACTTACAAAAGCCGCAGATGCAATGATTAAATTTACTGGCGCTATTCCAATGGGTGCTGGTATCGCAACCTTTATAACTCAGCTGGGTAAACCTAAAATGACGGGTTTCACGATTGTGCCCAGCAATACTCCGGGTGGTGACACGGAACAAGCACGCTGTAGCTTTTATTGGCGCAGCGCAGCGAGGGAGTATTTAGTAAAACCGACGAACATGGCAGCGTAAGCTGTGGCGAGTTTGGGTAATTCTCGTCCGGGAACCGAAAGGAATCCGCAGGCAAGCTCTGCATGTGCCTACATTATTATAACAGGCACTACCAGAGACGCTTCAGAGAGCATAATGTTGGAGTGGAACTACGTGTGTAACAGCGCCGTAGATTCACTATGGGGTGCTCCAAATCACTACTGTGTATGGCATTGCTATAACGCCGTAGACAAAATTACAGGCGGCTTCTCCCCTGCTGTCAAAAGTGGAGAAAGTAAAACCATGGTATACGCCGTGGCGTTGACAGAAGTATTATTATATGATAGTATCAGGAGGCAAATATGGATGAAGAGATGCGAAAGCTCTGCGAAAGAGTTTGCATTGAATACTGTGAAAATGGGATTATATCAGAAGATCTCTATAAAACATTTATGAAGGAACACAGCAACCTTCGTTATCCAGATATAGAAAAAGCCAATGCTTTTATGCGTGATTTCATTGATCGGTATATCAAAGAACACGATCTTTCTTGTCGATGTAACCGGTATCTTTATGGGGAAGCTTATGGATTTAAGATTTTCACTGAGATTGATGAGCTTCCAAAAAAAGTACAAATTCTTTCTGTATTTTAAAGTCATTTAATCGGAGGGGCAAAAATGTCTGACGTTATAGCTTTTACAATCAAATATGATAAAGTTGTAGATCAATTGATTTTTCCATGTGTTCTTGCACATAATGGGATTATATTAAAAGCTAATGCGTTAATCGACACTGGTGCTATGGCGAGTTATATTTCGAGTGACTTATCTATGGTTTTAAATCCAGTGAAGACAGGACAAGAGACGAAAGTTGTTACCACTCAGCTCGATGGTATTTATCCTATTGTAATGGTGGAATATCTTGGTATACCTAAAAATACTATTTTCGACAAATGTAAATTTATAGTCAAACCTTTTGCTTCCAACAATTTCAATCTTATTCTTGGTATGGATTTTCTTAATAAGGGAGATTTTGCAATTAGTCGAATTAACAATCGTACAACAGTTACAATTCGTCGTCCATCTATATCTGCTATAGAATGTCAGAATATAGTTGATGAGAAAGATATTCCGCAATTGATAAAAACGATGCGCAATCTTCCAATTAACACCATTCGCATTGACAACTAGAATAGTTCTGGTTATAATAAAAGTACAATCGCGTATCCAAAATATACGGAGGTATTATATTATGCCAAGACCCAAAGGCAGCAAGAATAAAGCAAAAGTTCTCGACGGTGTTGATTACGCAGCGCAGATCGCTGAGAAAAATACTGCCGCAGAATCTCTCGCTGAAGCAATCGCAGCACTCGGCACGAATATTGCCGCGCTGAATACTGAAAGAAAAGCAAAAGAAGCAGAGCTGAAAAAACTCAACAAAGAGATTGTAAAGCTCGAAAAGAAAAAGGCTGATGCCGATGAAAAGATTGCAGCAGAGCTGAATCGCAAAAAGGCAGAAGACATTGTTGCCAACGCACTGGCCAGCGGCATGACTGCTGAAGAGATTGCCGAACTTCTGAAATAACTGCTGTGCAGCTATTATAATGAACAAGCCTGATTTCCCTACTACTGGGAGGCCGGGCTTTTGAATTTGCGTTGCTTTTTACGACAGCATGTGATACACTCTTGTAAAAGGAGTGTTAAATCATGGAAAACAAAAGCAAAACTTCTGTAAAACATCCAGAAACAAAAAGCAATCAAGAGCATATTCAAAAACGTAATGGAACTTACACATATTCTCCAAAGAATCAAAATCCAGGAAAGCCTAAAGAAAAAGTCAAACAGAGGTGATTAAATGACATGAAAGAAATTATAGAATTCTTACCAGAACTTTTCGCATATTTTATTCCAGGTGCAATTACATTAACTATTTATAATTTTATATTTCTTAAAAAGCAAGACCACTCTGCTTTTATTTTCTGGGCAATTATAATTAGTTATATTGTAAAGATAGTAGTAGACGCTTGTGCCATAACACGATTCAATGGGGCCATTTATGTCGTTACTTGTACGATGCTGCCATTTATTTTGTATGGACTACAGAGAATCGGATTGATTGATCGACTGTTTTCATATCTCAGACTGTCTGATATTCAAAATATTTGGCTTTCAACATTAGATCTTGATGGTTGCAATTACATCATCGTTTATTTATCTGATGGTCGTGCGTATTGTGGACTTATCCACCAAGCTGACGATGATTGGCTAATCCTTACTAATTACAATAGTGTCCTAGCAAAAAAGACAGACGAAAACTCAAAATCTAAAGATGACGAGCCATGCGACCAGATTCTTTGTATTCCAATGTCAAATATTGAGTGTTTTGAAATGGCTTACGACGATGGCTCTCCAAAAATCAAAGAATTTTATCCATTTGACTGAATGAAAAACACCTAGAACTGACGAGGTTCCGGGTGTTTTATTTATGCCATACGAGTTAGACCTGTCTTACCATTCATACCCACAATTCTTACACTTGAACTGTTTGCCTGGCTTCGGTGACTGACTGGGCGGTTATTAGTCATCATTGTTTTCATCGGTATGAAATTTAGCCAACTCTTTCTTTTCGAGTTCTGTAAAGTTAAGATGATATCGTGTTTCAATGTAGTCAAGAACTTCTTCCAATGCATATCCAATATAGAGTTGGTTTTCGCCAAAGTCATATCGCATACTTTCTACAACATCAGAATTAACGTAGACAGCTCTTGTGTCCCATTTATATTCTTTCCCATCATGGATATCTTTATAGTTGATTGGATAGCGATACCAGCCGCCTCGTCCATAGTTGTTGTGTTTGTTATAGGTGTTATTGGCTATCTTTTCTTCTAATTCTGAAATAAGCTGTGCTTTTTCAAGTGAAATTTCCATTATATGTCCTCCGCGCAGGCTTAGAAGTTGCTGCCACAGTTCTTACAATGCCACTGTTTGCCGAGCTTTCCACTGGCAGCGCCCACGAGAGATACAGACACGGCGCGGCTCATAGTGCTAATCTTTTCAGTGTTCGTAGACTTGCAGTAGGGGCAGACGACACGTTTGCCGCTGGCGAGGTCTTGCTGAGTTTGGATTTTGGCCTGCATCTTACGCATATCGTGGGCGATCTGGAGATTCTTTTGCTCTTGTTCCCACTGCTTGCGTTCTCGCTCAAGGATACCAGGATCTGCTTGCTCACGAAGGTAGTCAGAGTACCAAGAGAAAAATTCACCATTAAAAGAGCTGTAAATTTTATCTATATTATTTTTTATAAGTTTATTGCTTGATTTGTTCCAATTATTTTTTCTTTCTTTAATTATTTCTTGATATTTTTTGTTGAATTCTGGCTTTTGTCTTAAAAATTGTTCTGCCATATAAGCATAAACAACAGAATTGTAGAATTCGGTTTCATCAAATTCATATCCGTCTTTCCATGGATCATTAAGAAATGGGTCTTCTTTTAAATACTCATATTCTGGATGTTTCTTGTAAAGCCTTTTCCCTTCTCGTGTAAGAGCTCTTTCTGTATATTTCCCTAAAAAATTTTGAGCTGTCCTATTTGATATATCAACATCTGATCTCATATCGCCAAGCTTCATAATTTTATACCCCATTGACAAATAATCTTTACCGACCATTTAGATTATTATACAATTTGACAATCAATAAGTCAATGGTTGATTTGGCTAAAAATTTTGATGGAACACTTGAAGGAGCAATTTCTGCAACGAGTAAGTTAAATGGCACATGGGCTCCTCTTCAGAAATTTATAACATTTGGCGATTTTGGCTCTGGAATTTCTAAGAAGATTGACGGTACAAACTTCGAAAAAGATTCTAATGGAACAAACATCCAAAATTATGTTTCTCAAATTGCGAATCTTGATAAAACACAGCAGGATGCTATTATCAGTGCAACAAAATTTGATAAAAAAAATAATGATGTACGCAAAACCATTAAGGATCTTTCTAATGAGGTTGCAAACTTCACCCGTATCAACTCTCGCACCTTTGAATCCGCTTTGAAGAATTGGGACGGCGAAAAAATCCTTCCTAATGATGTTTCAAATCTCATGGCTGCCGGAGGCATGAAGAACGGCGACAACTATGCGCTGCCAGAGACCGATAAGGCTGTTGATGCCATTGAAACATACATCAACACAGTCGCAAATGCGGACGAGCAGAACCGCCTATACAATGCGGGTATCACTGAAATGAACGGAACCACATACGTTCTGACTCAGAAATTCAAACAACTGGCCGGTATTGAGGAAGCTGAAGGTGTTGTTAGGACTGCTCTAACTGCTAAACAAAAAGCATTAAATATCGCTATGGCTCTTGGCAAGCAGCTGATGGCATCTCTCATCGCTTTTGGTATTTCGCTTGTAGCTACTAAGATTATCGAGTGGGTTTCCAATCTTAAAACTCGCTCTGAAGAACTAATCGACACGATGAATTCTTCTCACGATGCTGCTGAACAAGCAAAGCAGGATGTTGATGATATTCAGTCCAAGATTGATGACTTAAACAAATCTGTAAAAGAAGCCGGCGTTGATAAAATTGAAGACATTGTTGACCCTGCCGAGCGAGAGCGGTTACAAGCCATCAACGATATGCTTGAAGCACAGCTGGAACTGAAGAAGCAGATTTCAAAAGACGCTGATGATAAAGCGAACACAGATACTAGCGCTGTTGTGAATGATAAATCAGAAAATAGTATCGTTAAATCTAGTACGCAACCACAAGTGTCTTATGATTCTAATGGTAATCCTATTACGATATTCTCTCCGACACCAGATAAAGTCACCAAGACCGAATCTCTCCAGGAGTATACAGCAGCACTCGAAGATACTACTCAAAAACGTCGTGATCTTCAGGTTGAACTTGACCAAATTGAAGCCTCTAGCGGGAAAGATTCTAAAGAGTATGCAAATAAAAAGAAAGAACTCGATGCTCTGAATGAAGCTTTTGAATCCCAGAAAACCAAGGTCGAAGAGCTCTCCTCTGCCGTGTCTGAGCAGATGGGCAATTATAAAACCGACGCTGACAGTTTCGCTCAGTACAAAGACGAATATGTTGCCGGCACGAACGCAATGACCGCAGCCACTAAGGCTCTTGCAGATGCACAAGACGATACTAGTGTTGATACGACCAATGTTGATATCTTTGCAGAAAAAGTTAGTGCAGTCAAAGCTTCTATGTCTCGTCGTGGTACGAATGATTCTAAAGGCAATTCTTATATCGGCGCTGTTAATGAATTTAGCGGCATGACTGGCGATGCCGTCTTAAATATCGACGCTGATACCGAACATCAAACAGAAGCGGAATCGAACGCACTAAAAATTCTACACGAGACAGCTGATAAAGCACATATTTCTTTTGGAGATTTGATTGGTGTATTTGAGCAATTTGGTTTTCTTCAGGTAAGTAATGCTGAGGCAGCTAACAACTATGCGTCTCAGCTTGAAGAGACAATGGGCGTTATTGACAACATTCAATCCGCTTATAAGAATTGCTCTACTGCGGTTGAAGAATACAACAAATATGGGTATTTGAGCATTGATTCTTTACAGAGTTTACTTCAGATGGATGATGCATACCTCAATACCCTTGAGCTTGTCAATGGCAAACTTCAGGTCAACCAGAACGCTTATGCCGATCTTTTGGCCACTCAATATGCAGAAGCTCAAATGGAAGCCATTTCTCAAGCGATATCAGAGCTAAATGCGATTGCAAAGGGAGATGCCGCAGAAAAAGCAGAGACATTCACAGAAGCAACTGAAGACGAAAAGAACAAACTTGAAGCTCTTGCTCCTGCATTAAAAAATGCCACAATTGGAACTGGAGAACTGGCTGGTGCCCTTGCTGCTGCCCGATCCGCTGAAAATGGAGACAATACAGAAGAGATAGAAGCAAAAATCTCGTCTGTTATGACGGCTTTAAATACCAGATTGTCTTTGATCAGCACTAATATGAATAACGCCATGAACAGTGCTAGTGGTCTAAAAAATCAACTGAATGGATTTAGTGATTCCACAAAAAATTCTTCTAAAGCTGCTCAAACTTTCCTTGATGCATGGTCTACTGTTACATCTGCACTGAAAGAGTTTAACGAACAAGGTTATCTAACAATGCAAACTGTTCAGAGCCTGACCGGCCTTGAGGATAAATATTCTTCGGTGCTTCAGAAGAACGATACAACGGGAAAGCTTGAAATTCAGACTGCAAAATTCAAGGAATTGATGGAAGCAGAATTAAAAGATGCTAAAATCAAAGGTGATAATGCGAGCGCAACCCAGTATAACAAGATTCTTAAGTGGACAAACCGTAACATCAAGGATCAGACCATGTCCTACTGGGATCTGGTTGCGGCGATTGAAGGTTATTCTTCTGCTCTTTCAGGGGCAAAAGAAATCACCGACGGTTTCAAGGATGCCTGGGATAATGGCAAAACTGTCAAACAAAAAACAGAGAAAAGCCGCACTGGTGCACTTGATTATGAAGGCACCGAAGCTCAAAGTGCTGCGCTGCAATCCATTAAAAAGTACAGCCAATACGACCCGGATCTGATCAATAAAGCCTACAATAAAGACACTGGCAAGATCGACTTGAGTGGTGATGTGCTGAAAGATGCGGTTGTAGAATCATTAAGACAACAGGCAGAAGCTGCCCGTACTGAAGGTGGCGCGGCTTCCGAGGCGATTGCAAGAAGTTACGAGATTGCGAAAGAGAACATTGAGAACGACGTTATCTCCGTTCAGGACTATTTCGACGGACTGGGTTCTACGGTTGAAGAGTTTAGTTCCAAGATCGATGAGATGCAGAGCGCCTGGACTGATCTGAGTGATGTTACAAACGAGTATAACACTTACGGCGGTTTGAGCATTGACAGTATTCAGAAACTGCTTACAATGTCTCCAGAGTATCTGCAGTTCCTCAAATTGGAGGGTAACCAGCTCGTCTTTAATAAGGAAGCGATGCTGGCAAAAACCAAGGCCGACATTCTGGCAAAGGCTGCAGAGCTCGAACTAAAAGAAGAAACCAAAGATCAGGCAGAGATTCTGCATGCGTTGGCGGACTCTCTTGACAAGGGCGCAGATTCGATGGAGGGCATGGGCAAATCGGCTGACAAGCTGAAAACTCTGATGTCCCAATTGAATACTGTTTTGAATTCTTTTATCGGTGTTTTTGATGACTTGAACGACAAACAGTCCAACGACCTTAAGATTCAAGGTGAAGCCTGGATCGATGTTATTGACAAACGTATCGACGCGCTTAATGAAGAAAATGATGCACAGGAGCGAGCAATCGAGCTGGCAAAACTTCAGGATGAATACGAGCGTGCAAAGGCCAATAAGACTGTCCATGTATATGGAGGCAGAGGTCAGGGCTTCGTATGGAAAGCAGATGAAAATGCCGTTCGTGAAGCCGGGCAGAACCTGTCTGACAAGCAGCGCGAGTATAAGAAGCAGGACGAAATCGACAAGCTGGAAAAGCTCAAGGATAAAGTTCAGGAAACCAATAATCTTATTGGCACCAGCTGGGATGATTATCAGAAGAAGCTAAAATACACAGCTGAGTTCGAGGCCATGACTTTTGAGCAGATGGAAGGTCACTATGACGGTTTCAAAGGTAGTGTCCTTAACAATATGCAGGCCATTCAGGGCGCGACAAACGTAAAGAATGTTATCACTGATATTTCCAATTTGATCTCTACATTGGAGACACTGGCGAATATTTTGAACCTTCTTAATGGTGGAACTGGTGACGGCGGCGGAGTCTTTGGCTTTATCAATCAAATCAAGAACATGTTCACTGGTGAAAACGGTGACTTTGATCTGGGTGGCGGTTTCAAGAAGATGTTCGATGGAGCTGCTAAGGTGGTTTCTGACGGTTGGAACTGGATTACTGGTAAGAACAGGGCTGGTTCTGCCGCACTAAAATCAGACACCACTGCGACATTGGATATCCTTGGCAACACAATAAAGGTGAATACCGGCGATATTCAGCGTGTATCTGGTGGATTCTTTGAGAGACTGGTTGGTGCTGCGAAAGACAACCTTGGTAGTATCGGTAAGTTCTTCTCAGGCGCATAGACATCTATCTCTGAGAAAACCGGGTTGATGTTTACTGACATTGGCTCGTTCTTCACAGAAGGATTTGGTCTGCTGAACAGTCAGACAGGACTTGGTCTTGGTGGCATTGTTGAGACCATCGGAAGTATGTTTGGCCCAATTGCGGCTGGCGCACAGTCTATCGGTAGTGCCATCTCGTCTGGCGTTGTGAGCTTCTTCCCTTCTATCTTCGCCGGACTTGGTACTCTGGTTACGAGCGTTGGCAGTGCCATGGCCGCTATGATGCAAGCGATTGCTGCCGCTCTTTCTTCTATTCCTATTGCTGGTTGGATTGCTGCCGCCGCAGCTGTTGCAGGTGCAGTTGCTCTGATTGCTACGATTGCTTCAATTGCAAGTAATGTTTCCAGTACACAGGTTGATGAGCCTACCCCCGCATTCCAAGCAAAGAAATATGCAAAGGGTACTCGTGGCGTTAAGAAGGGCCAGATTGCAAACGTTGATGAAAAGGGCGAAGAGCTGATTGTTCGCAACCCAGATCAGGGACGTATGACCTATCTTGAAAAAGGTGACGGTGTTATCCCTGCAAAGGAAACCGACAACCTGATGGCGATTGGTGCTAACCCCGAGGGCTGGTTGGCAAAAGGTTTGGCTGAAGTGACCGGTAGTGCCGCTGCAGGTGCCGGTATGAGTGCCCAAGGTCCGAATGCTCAATTGAGTGGTGCCGCAGCTGCCGCAGCTGCTGGTGTTGGCTCAATTTTCGAGAGCGAATATGATGAGATTCTTGGTGATACAAACGAGTTCATGTCTGGACTCTCTGATATTTTCAAGAAGAGTGATAATCCGCTCGTTGCCGCAATTCAAAGTATATTCTATGTAGCCACTAAGACTGTATATCGTATGTCTACGGTCGGTAAGATCAACTCCTCTAAGACAGTGACAGAATCCACCAGCAACACAAAGAAGGCGGCTCAGAGCCAAATTTCGTCTATGACGAGCAACTTTGAGTCTAGCTGGAAATCTGTGGCTGGTGAGCTCGGTCTGGACACAAAGGATATTGAAAAAACCAGCAAAAAGATGTCTGAGAAGATGAATGAGCTGGTAAACAACACCTTTGATGCACTGAATAAGAATACCGGCCTGAGCGCCGAACAGGTTGAAGATGTCACCAACACGATGTTCGATTCGCTGCAAAAGATCTATACCAGCGGATGGAACAGCCTTGCTTCCACTTCCGGCGACATGTCTAAAGAGATTGCGGATAAGCTGAATGCGTCTTATAAGTCTTCTGTTGATAGCACAAATAAGGCCATGAACGAGATCTCCAAGGCATTCGGTCACAGCTGGAGTAAGGTTGGTGGCGGTGTAAAAACCCTGAGCACCAATGTTCAAAAGACAATGGAGCAGGCATGGGCTGACACCAGTCAAGACACCCAGAAGCTGATGTATGATATGCGTGCGTGCTTTGACAATAGTTGGAGCATGAATGAGGCTGGCGTAACTCATCTGGCAGACATGACCGAGCAAACCATTGGCGGTGCTTATGACGAGATCACCTCTGATGCCACAAATACGTTTGGCGATGGCGGTTCTCTATCCACTGAGACGGATAACGCATGGGCAAATGTTGAGCCTGGCGCAAAGGACATTAACACCAATCTGACATGGATGATGGACCAGTCTTACAACGCCATCAAGGCCGGATGTGAAGCTGCCGTTACATCGATTAAAAACGATTTGGCGACCACAGGCGATGCATTTGAAGCCGTTGGTAAGAAGGCTGCTGATACTTCTGCCGCAATCAGTGAAGCAAGTCAAAAAGCACAACAGAGCACACAGCAGAATACCGGTCCAAGCAAGGGCGTGACAGCCGCTGCTGGTGCTGGTATCGGTGCTGCCGTTGGTTCATTCCTTGGGCCTCTGGGTGCAATTGGCGGCGCTGCAATTGGCGGTTTCTTTGGCAGTCTGTTTGGCCATGCAAATGGTCTGAAGTCTGCTAAGTTCCCCCACATGGCTAACGTTGACGAGCAGGGTCCTGAGATGCTGGTTCGTAAGCCGGATTCTGGTCGGTACACTTACCTTGAGACTGGCGATGGTGTTGTTCCTGCTGATATCACTTCTCGCCTGTTCGAGATGGGCGGCAACCCGGATGCATGGTTCCAGAAGCAGATGGCAAAGTACGGTTCTCAGCCGATTGTCCAGGGCGGCGGTGGAGATGTTACAACTTCGATTGGCGATATTATTATCACGAATCCTGTTGGCAGCTCTGATGCTCTGGCAAATGAAATCAAACAGAAGTTACCGACTAAGGTTGCTCAAATGCAAAGCAAGCGGTAAGTAATAGTTTTTACAGCCGATACCACTAGGATAGCCTAGCAGGTCGGCTTTTATTTTTGATTAGGAGGAATAGGATGGCAGATAAATCAGTAACTGATGTGCTGGCCGAAGTGGTGACTTCTGCCGCCGAACACGCCGTAAAGAACGCAAAATTTGACGTGTCCGCCTATGGAGTGATTACAGAAAAAGAAGACCAGCACTATAAAATCGCTGTATTCGGTGGCGAGTACGGCATTGTAACAAACCACGACTACATTGTGGGCCAGAAGGTTGTTGTGACTGCATTGCAGGGCAACTTCCGTAACTTGATTGTATCGGAGAGTAATACCAGCGTTGAAATTCTGACAGTGAAATCTCTGGTGACCGGTGTCGATAGCTTGAACGCCGAGTTTGAGTCAATGAAAGACAAATCCCAGCAGACAGAGGATACTGTTCAGGATCAGCTGAAAAATACCATCAATACTTGGTATAGAAACGGTCATCCGCATACATACAACTACCCTGCTTCAGATTGGAAGACAGATGAAGAGAAACAAGCACACGTCAACGACATCTACTACGATAAAAGGACTGGTATTTGCTATCGCTGGGTATATGACCAGGATAAGCAACAGTATTTCTGGATGGAGATTGTGGACGCAGGTGTTATCAATGCACTGTCGATGGCAACATCTGCACGAGATCTTGCGACAGAAAAAGTTCGTGTTTTTACTGACACACCGACTGCTCCATACGATGTGAATGATCTATGGATTTATGGCGGTGTCGGTGGTGCATTGTATATCTGTATTACTGCGAGAGGTGAAACCGAAAAATAGACATTCAGCGACTGGGCTGTTGCGACAAAGTACACGGATGATACGACTGCAAACGCAGCGGTTGAACGTGTTGGCGCTCTTGAGACAAAAGAAGCCGACGATGTAGCTAGTCTGTGGCGCTCGATGAATGGCTTCAATGATAATTTTGGTGATTTCACAAACAAAGACTATACCGCCACAAAGAAACAGGTATACAACAATAAAAGCAACATTGAGAAAAATGCTTCTGATATTACTTCGTTGAGGACAGACCTTGATGACGCAAAAACGACTGAATCCAATCACTATCAAGATGTGACACGCAAGATTTCGGCTGCAAATACGAACATCTCAACCTTGAAAACGAACGTATCAGATATCAATAAAACGATTTCAGAAATTACTGTTGGCAATTTTCTGGCCGCACTGAATCTGGCTGTGAATACCAACGGTGAGCTTTGCTATATATCGAAGGATAATTCGGAGGTGATAACTTGAAACCAATTCTATCTAAAATCGGCGCATTTGATGCCACAAAGGATCATACATTTCAGTTTGCCGCATACGCAGACATTGATATCATTGCTCTTATCGTCTTCGATACTCCGACGGGCAGTATTTTGCAGGGTGATACGCTTTCAAAAGGCATATATAAGTTTGGCACATTCCCTGCCGGTGGCACTGGTCTGGCACGATATTTTACGATTCCGGCAGGCACGTTTGAAAACCGCAAAGATCCGTACTATATGATTATTCGCTGCCGGCTGAAGGGCACGAATCTGTTTTCAGAATACTCGGATAAGCTGTTGTTTTATTGCCATGAAGAACCGACAATCAAGCTGAATGACCTGAGTTCTTCTGGCGTGACTACTATCCCCTACCCTTCTTATTCCTTTGAGTTCTCTTATAAGTATAAGGTATCGGAGGGTGAATCTGTAAATCGTTATGAATTCTGGCTTTATGATGCGAATCGCGAGCTGCTGAAAAAGTCAGTGAGTTACTATTACCGTGATTCTTTGAAGGGGTTCCAGATCGATGGACTAGATAACCATACCCTGTACTATCTGAGAGCGACGGCAGAATCTGTTGGTGGCTATCAGCTGGACACTGGCTTGCAGGCGTTCCGAACTGACTATCCAGAGTATGTGGATGACGTAGAATTCACCGTGCAGAATAATTATCGTATGGCTAATATCAGTATGCACGCACAGTATTTCCTGACAAGAAGCAGTGGTGCAAATGCCTTGCGAATCAAACGACGCAAGAAAGGCGCAGCAATCTGGACTTCGCTTTATCAGGAAGAGATCGACTTGAACCATGTCATTATGAAGATGGGCTGGTCAAACCTCCACATCAATAAAACGACTGGTCAACCAATGGGCAACTATAAGGCAGTGACTTCGGATTATATCGACAAGAACCGAGTTCTTTCTTTCCAGTTCAAATCTGAAGACAAGGCATTTTGTCTGATTGCATATACCGCTGATCGCAAGTTTATCAAGGCATCAAGTGATTTTGCATCGACCGACGAATTCAGAAGTTCCAGTGAGTACAAGGAGTGGTTCTCTGAGACCTTCTTGAACAACATGAAATACTATCGTGTTGAGGTATCGGCAACAAAGAATCAGGATTTGGAGCCAAAAGACTTCAATGACTTTTATATGTATAGCGCTGACGATGGTTATGTGATGATCGATTATACCGACCTGTACGCCATTGGCCGCAAGACCGACTATGAGTACGCCGTAGCTCCCGTTGCAAATGGCATTGAGCTTGGCTATGCGAAGGCCAGCGTTGTGAGCGACTTTGATGGTGCTGTGATCACTGACGGCAATAAAACCTACCATATCTTCCTTGAACCGAAAGTGGACAGTGTTGAGAAGGTACGTTCTGCTACAGTTGTTGAGACGATGGGAAGCAAGTACCCATATCTGTTTGCTGGCAGTGAAGCAAATTATTACAGCGGCCACTTCTCTGGTGTTGGTATCCGTTTTGATAACACAATGAAAGACTTTGATATCAATGGTGGCAATACGTTCCGTGATGAACTGAGCGAATGGCTGACCAACGGCAGTGCAAAGCTGTTGAAGATGTTTGATGGCCGCAGATGGCTGATGGGTGTCAATGGCAATGTTTCTATCTCCTGCTCTGATCATTACGACAAGGGCGTATTGGAATTCGACTTTGTGGAGCTCGGTGACGCAGAGAGTGAGAGCGACATGTATAACAATGGGCTGAGTGATTATCAGCCGGGAGGCAGCGTATGACATATCTTCCGACTGACGCAGACCTGGCGCTATTGAACAATCATTCGTCTAATATTTACTGCCGCATTGATATGCTGAACAAAGATTTTATTACAATTGATAGTTTGGAAGGTCTTGTGATCGATGGTTCTATTTCTATTGACTCAGAATCTGACGTACGGCGAACCTTTAATGTGACCCTGTATCTGGGTAAGAAGAGCGGAATTTCAAGCCTGACGGAAGAGGATTGGATCAGTAAAAATGTGCGTGTATTCATTGGTCTGTCAGGAAGAGGAATGTCGAAAATCAGTGCTTCAAAGAGTATTGACGAGATGATCAGGGAAAATGCGGATTATCAGCTCGCTGCGACAAATTATGATGATTTGATTCAGGACATCACAAATAGAGGCTATGCAAAATACGGCAATATCGACAATCTGAATCGAGATGTGCTGGTGTGGACACGAGCCAATATCTCAAAGTATCATACGTTCTTTGACCAGATCAATGACGGCACGCCACCGGATGACCCAGCTGAAGCAGAGGAATGGTACACCAAACTTGGTGATTACTCTACGGTTTTGGGAAGTGATGATCCAATTTGTCAAGATGGCCCTTATATCGCATTTACACCAATGCTGCAGACCAAAGACGGACTTGTGCCGCTTGTGAAGGATGATATCTGGGCTTATCTGGATGCTGTGGCAACAAAAGCGAAGTCAATGAGCGGTGGTCTCTCCCCTGCCAATATCCTTGAGGTAGACAAATCAGGCATCGATAGTTTCGTGTATGGTAACAAAATGCATGTCCATGGGATGATTGCTGCTGTTGAAGGTATGGTTCTGAACGGAGTTACACTTGGCAAGGTGGATGTTTCTGCTATTGCCGGTTAGAGCGAGGACGAATTAAGGGAGACCTACGGAAAAACTAGTGTGTTTGCAGGACATTCCATGCACGACATTCAAGCAGAAGTGATTGATACAAAGACCGAGCTGAATGAGCTGTATAACGACCTGTTCCTTAGCTATTCCAATTCAGCTGACAGTTCTTATGTTAATGGTGTGAAAATCTATTGGTACAACGAGGGGTGCTATACATTTACATCCAATGGCTTTACATATAGCGCAACAGAAAACACTGTGCAGGCAAGCTGTGTTGACTTGGTTTCTCGTATCAATGGAGATCTGGGTGGACAGCTGGTTGGTGGCACACATCGCATTGAGAAAGGCACTCGTATCGGTGATGCCATCTGGGCGGTGCTGAGAGATGAGACGGAGTTTAAGAAATATTCCATCGACTATTGGAGCCGCACTGTTCCACATGACTTGGATTATGATACCGGTTCAACTGTTTGGGATATTCTCTCAGAATTGCGTGACCTGTATTATCCGTTTGAGATGCGTTTTGACGATGATGTGTTTGTATGCAAAGAAATTCCCAGTGGATTTGACGACCCGCCTGTGCTTGATCCAGAAATATTCGAGAAGCTTGTGACAAACGATGGCGAATCGGCCACGGTGGATTATGCCGCTGTCCGAAATTGCGTTGAAGTGTTTGGTGCGACGATTGAAGCGGATGGAGCTGCAACTGTAAAAGGATGGTCTGGTACAGATAAAACAATCAACCTTGTATTGAACGCAACCGAATCAACATGGAAAAGTGAAACGAAAGTATCTTTTGTGGCTCCTGCAAATGTTGAAGCTGCCAAGACAGACAAAAATGGCAACGTAACAAGTGGCGCTATGACAGTCGTGTTGACATTTACATGGAAGTACAAGGATAAAGACGGCAATGAGCAAGTTGGCTCTGAGACAAAGACAAGTACACTGTATCGTTCTTTGACTGATGCCAATGGTTCAGATATCATTCAAGACCCAGGATGTATTAAGGCTACAAAGTATTATGTTCTCCAGTGGAATCCGAATACTGGCCGCATCTACTTCTTAGGTCAACAGCAGAGCCACGCTATGGCAAAACTGGTGGATGAAATTCCGTCTACCAAAGAGATCGAAGCTCAAAAGGCAGAAGATAACTGTGACAATATGGCTTTTATCTGTGTGAATGACCCGAACAATATTGATGACCTGTACAATGCACGGTTATCCATTGAAAAGATCGGTCGTAGAACCGAGATTTTATCGGGTGGAGACTACGAGAATTACACTACGGATGACGCAGCTATGGAAGTTTGTCAATACGAACTGTGGAAGCGTGCTCGCCTGACTGACGGCCTGAGTGTGACCACGCGACTGGTTCCGTGGCTCGACGTGAATGAAAAGATCCAGTATGCTGCCAAATATCTGGGCGGTAAGACCCCCGTGGATTGGATCATCAAGAGCATCTCTATGAATCTGGGCGAAGGCACAATGTCGCTTTCTATGAGCCGCTATTACCCTTATTACACTTATATCGTAAACAACAAATATACGTTCTATCAGGACAATTTGTTTGATAAATATTTTCCCGAATTAACTGCCACTACGGCAGATGAACAATAAGAGAGGAGTGAGCAAATGGCACTATCTTTTGGAGAATCTAAGCGGTTGGCTGCGAAAAAAGCTGCAAGCCCCGCAAATGTTTCTGTTGATGATATAGATGTCGCAACTCTGGAATTAAATGACGAAGACCAAATTGCCGTGTATGATGATAACGGAGAAGAGACATTTGAGCGTAGTGGCAATTACACCTGGTTTGCTGATTACTCTGACGACCAGTGGTCTTACATCGACAAAAACAAAGACATTCAGCTGGATGCAAATCAGATCAATATCACACAGGAATCCAACTCACAGGTTATTCCGTTTGAAATGCCGCGTTACTACGATGGTATCGACCTGCTTCAGATGACGATTCAGATCCACTACCTGAATGCAGACAGAGAAGAGAATTACGCTTCCCCTATCAACGTGAGCTACAGCAATACCAAGATCCGCTTCTACTGGCTGGTAGCAAATGATGCTACTGCAAAAGATGGCGAGCTGCAGTTTGAGATCATGGCATCCGGTGCTGTGAATGTCCCGAATACAAGCACAACCAAGAGCTACCTGTGGCGCACCCGCCCAAATGGTCGACTGAATGTGCTGAAATCGCTGACCGGCAAGCAAATGGTCGATCCGAGTGGCAACGACTGGTATACCCAGTTCCTGGCAACAATGAGTCAGAAGGTTGGCGAAGCACAGGTTGCCGCATCCGCTGCTGAGAAGAGCGCACAGGACGCAAAGAATGCAGTTGCAAGTGTGGATGAAAAGCTGGCGCAGTTCTATAAGAAGGACGAGGTTGATGGCTTTGTTACGATGCTGCGTGGTGAGATTGCTGCCGTGGATGGTCTGGCAAATTTCAATGTGCAGTATGACAACGATACCCGCACTCTGACGTTCCTGAATGGTGCTGAAGAGATTACAAAGATCAAGTTAAACACTGACCCTTCTGCTGAGTGGGTAAGCATGTATAACGGCATTGTGGACAATAAGATCAGCACTGCTGTGACCCCTGTCCAGACTGAGCTGACTGAATACAAGACCGCAAATGATGCCGCTGTACAGGAGCTGAAGAATAGTGTTGGTGACCTGCCTGAGACCCTGAAGTCCTCCTATTATAATAAGGAAGCCACCGACGCATTGCTCGATAAGAAAGCAGACAAGACGACCGTTGACGTGCTATCCAGTGATGTGAGCGGCCTGAAGAATACAGTTGGCGGCATTCAGACCTCTGTTGACCTGGCCAATGCGGATATCGCCAAGATTCAGGAAACCCTGAAAGACTTTAAGCCCGATGAGAATTCTGGCCGCGAGTATGATATCACCTACGAAGATTCCAAGCTGAACCTGTTGGAGAACGGCACGGTCAAGACCACTGTTATCATTGAAGGTGGCGGTGGTGGCGGTGGCAGCACCTCTACGATCACCATTGAGCGTATTGGCGAGTCTTCTATCGCTGTTGTTAAGGGCGACACCGCAACTGTCGAATTCAACTTTACTTCTGTGGATAACTCCGGCGAAGACACTGGCGATGCTACTGGCGTATGGTACGTTGGTAACACAAAGGTCGCAACTTCGACTGTTTACCAGGGCAAGAACAGCTTCGACATCACTCAATATCTGCACAATGGCGACAACAAGATCAAATTGCAGGTTACTGACTCCGTTGGCAGCATGGGTTCAAAGACCTGGAATATCAACATTGTCGAGTTTTATTTGGAGAGTATCTTCGATGATTCTCTGGTTTATAGTGGTGAAGTTACTTTCCGCTTTACTCCATACGGAAATATCAATAAGGACGTTTCCTTTACTCTGGATGGCAAAAAGCTTGGTAGTGTTACAACTGCGGTTACCGGCAGACAGATGACCTATGCGATTCCGGCACAGAGACATGGCGCTCACTTGCTGGAAGTGACCATGACTGCAAATATCAATGGCAAAGCTGTGACCAGTAATACCATTTATAAAGATATCATGTGGGCAGAGGAAGGCAATAACACACCGATCATCAGTTGCGCCACAAAGGAGTTCACCGCAAAACAGTACAGCACCACCGGCATTGTTTACACTGTCTATAACCCGGCCTCTTCTACTGCAAGCATTACGCTGGAAGTTGACGGCATTAAGACTTCTACACTGACTGTTGGTCGTACCGCTCAGACTTGGAGCTTTAAATCTTCTGATATTGGCACCCACACTCTGACCATTACTTGCGGCGCTACTATCAAGAGCATCACCGCAAAGATCGAAGACCTGGGCATTACCATTGAGCCCGTTAAGACCGGCCTGATGCTGGACTTTAACCCCGCTGGCCGCAGCAATGCAGATGTGAACCGCCTGTGGAGTTCTGGCAGCAACAAGATGACTGTCAGCGATAACTTTGACTGGGTGAACGGCGGCTACCAGATCGACGAAGATGGCGACACTTACTTCTGTGTCAAGGCTGGTACGACTGCTACCATCAGCTACAAGCTTTTCGCAGACGATGCAAAGAAGAGTGGCAAGAATTTTAAGCTGGTGTTTAAGACCACGAACGTCCGCAACTATGATGCTACTGCTGTGACCTGTTTGAATGGCGGTGTTGGTCTGAACATTCAGGCTCAAAAAGTTACGCTGACCAGCCACCAGAACAGTATTGATTTGCCCATTTGTGAGGACGATTTCCTTGAGTTCGAGTTTAATATTCTGCCGGACAAGCAGTTCCGCGAGATGGTTCTGTGGTGTGACGGTATCCCCTGCCGTGTTGAACTGTATGATACCAGCGACAGCTTTACTCAGGCTGCTCCCGTTGGCATTACCATTGGCTCTGATGACTGCGACGTTATTGTGTACCGCATGAAGAGCTACGGTATGAACCTGACGGATGATGAGATTCTGGACAACTTTATTGCAGATGCGAAGAACGCCGAAGAGATGGTCTCTCGCTATATGCGTAACGACATTACGGATGCGAGCGGTGAACTGACCCCTGACTTGCTGGCAGAGAAGTGCCCCGATCTGCGTATCATCAAGATCTCCGCACCTACTTTCACAACCGGCAAGAAGAACGAGGTTGCCAACACTACGATCCAGCAGATCTATAAGAATGGTCGTACTAAGGAGGATAACTGGACTGCTACTGGCTCCCACAAGGGTCAAGGCACCAGCTCCGACCACTATGGCGCATCTGCTCGAAATATTGACATCAACTGCAAAGGCGGCTTTACATTTGGTGACGACACTACCGGTGACACCTATGCACTGACCGAAAATAGCGTTCCTGAGAAGTATTTCAACATCAAAGTCAATGTTGCTTCCTCTGAGAATGCAAACAACTCCCTGCTGGCGGATGATTTCAATGAATTTAACCCCTATGTGCGTCAGGCCAAAAAGGATAATCCTAAAGTGCGTGATACCATGGCGTTCTATCCCTGTGTCGTGTTTATTCAGGAGACAGATACCACCAATGCGACCGTATTTAACGATGGTCAGTGGCACTTCTATGCCTGCGGCGACATTGGCAACTCTAAAAAGAACAATGATACGATGGGTATGGACCCCGAGAATCACAAGGAATTTATCGTTGAGATCGACAACAACGCCGATGAGCAGACCCGCTTCCTGAGCGGCGATTTTTCACAGGAGACATGGGACGGTGACCACTCCTTTGAGTTCCGTTACAGCAACCCTGCCTGCACTGAGGAAGAAATCGAGGCCGGTAAACAGGCATGGATCACAGCTCAGAACTGGGTGGTGAATGCGGATGATGAGGAATTCAAGGCACATTTCAAGGATCACTTCGACCTGGATTCTGCTATTTTCCATTATCTGTTTACTGAGCGTCACACCATGGTTGATAACCGTGCAAAGAACGTGTTCCCGCACACCAGCGATCTGGTTCACTGGGACTTCTGCTTTGACTACGATAACGATACCGCCATGGGCAATGATAACGAGGGTGGTCTGACTCTAACTTATGGTTATGAGGACACTGATACTGTCGGCACAAAGAATGTGTTTAACGCTGCTGACTCTAAACTGTGGTGCAAGCTGCGTGACCTGTTCCCCGATGAGATGGCAGCGATGTTCCGCAACCGTGAGAATGCGCTGGCATGGAGTGCGACCCGTATTTTGAAAAAGTTCGAGGAATATCAGGATGTGAAGCCCGAAAAGCTTTGGATCATGGATATGCGGCGCAAATACTTCCGCACCTACGAAGATCCCACCATCAACACCACCAGCTATCTGCCCATGATGCATGGCAACAAGCGGCATCAGCGTCGGCAGTTCCAGCGCTACCAGGAAAAGTACATGGCATCTAAGTATTCCGGTTCTGCCGCAACCAGTGATGATATGACCATTCGTGGTTATACTCCCACCAACTGGACTGGTGTAAAACCGGACGGCACATTCCATATTACACCATACGCTGATACATATGTCTCTGTTCTGTACGGCTCTAACCCTGTGAAGGTGCGTGGCAAGCGCGGACAGACCTACACGATTGAATGCCCCATCACCGCAATGAACGATACTGAAGTTTATATCTATAACGCTTCTATCATTCAGAGCATTGGTGATATCTCTGGCTTTTACCCCGGCTATGTTGACTTCAGCCACGGTGTTAAGCTGACCGAGCTGAAAGTTGGTTCCGGTGTGAGCGGCTATAAGAATACGAACATGACTGACTTCGCTGTTGGTAATAACACTCTGCTGGAACATTTGAACCTGCAGAACGTGCCGAACCTGAAGAAATCTATCGGTCTGACCGGATGCACCAGCCTGACCGAGTTCTATGCTGACGGCTCTGGTATTACCGGTGTCTCCTTTGCAAGCGGAGGCAAGATCAAAATCGCTCATCTGCCTGCAATCGCCAGCTTGACCGCAAAGAACCTGAACTATCTGACTGACCTGACGGTTGAGGATTACACCAATATCACTACGCTGACCGTTGAGAAGTGTGCAACCATCGATCTGAAAGATATGCTGGGCAAGTGCACCAACCTGAACCGTGTGCGTATTACTGGTATTGATTGGGAACTGGCTGATACTTCCCTGCTGAATCGCCTGTACGCAATGAGTGGTTTGGATGAAAATGGCTACAACACTGACAATTCCGTTGTGGAAGGTAAAGTGCATGTGCCTATTATCCGTGAGCGCGAGAAGCTGCTGTACACAGAGCGCTGGCCTGACTTGGAGATCACTTACAACACCATGATCAACCAGTATGCTTGGAAGTTCGTGAATAAGGATGGCGCTGTTCTGGATATCCAGTATATCGACAAGGGCGAGCGTGCAGTTGATCCTGTTACCCGCTCTGACAATCCGATCCCGACACCTACTTTCCCGAGTACCATCAGTACGGTATTTACATTCAGTGGCTGGGACACTGAGTTTACTCCTGTCTTTGAGAATCAGACTGTCACTGCTGTGTACGATGAATCTGTGCGTCAGTATCGTGTTCGCTATATGAATCGAGGCGCTGTTCTACAGCAGACAACTGCTCCGTATGGCTCTATGGTTCTGTATGATGGCGACACTCCGACCTATACCAGCGAAGAGACTGCTTATAAGTATTATCTGTTCAGTGGATGGGACAAGGGCGGCTATGTCAATGGTGATAAGGATATCAATGCTGTTTATGATATATGCGAATACGTCAGCGGCTATTTCAGAGACAAGCAGTTGAGTGACCTACGCCCTGTTGAGATCTATGCCATGACCAAGGTGAATCTGGAGCAGAGTGTTGTTTCTGACAAAGACGCTATCACTATCAAGATGGGCAATGACTTCACCTTTAGTGACGTAGAAGAGAAAGTTCTGTTCAACGAACCGAAGATCTTTACTGGCAAGAATTATGTCGATACCGGCGTATCTCTGTTGTCTGAGGACCGTAGCTGGGTTATGGCACTGGACTATCGAATCGACGAAGATTCTGCCGCAAACTCTGTGATTGCTCAGTGCTTCCAGACCAACGGCATGAATGGTTTCCGCTTCTGGGTCAACAATGGCTCTAAGGTTGCCTGGGGTACTGAATCCACCACCGGCGCACATCTTGGTTCTCGTGATATGATCGTTCTGCGCCATACTAAGGGCGAAAATGGTATTCATGTTTATGCGGCAAATACCACTGCTGCCGAGATTGGCTATATTCAGCTGAACCGTACTCGCACCACACAGACGAATGCCACTTTGGTGTTTGGTTGTGCCAAGGCAGATGACGGCGCTTACGAGCGTTACGCAAAGGGTACGATCTACTGGGGCAAGCTCTGGTATACCGACCTGGGTGATGCTGCCTGCCGGAAGTTGGCCGCATGGACACATGAGGACTTCACCTTCGAGGCATGTGGCTTCAAACGGTATTACCTGAGCGACAATTCAAACAAGCGTTGTTCTATCACCTTTATTCAGGCTGGACTGCTTGGTCAGAAGATGGCTCTGAATACTGGTTCCACCAACACTGGCGGCTGGGCAGATGCGAATATCCGTACATTCCTTGACGGTCGTATTCTGGAAGCTCTCCCGATTGGCTGGCAACAGATCATCAAGCAGGTTAAGGTAGGTAGCACCATTGGTGGAAAGAGTAGTGAAGTTGTGACTGCGGACAGTTATTTCTATCTGCCCTCTGTGGCTGAACTGTTCCCGTCTAAGAATGTCGAGCCTTATATTTACGAAGGTACGGCAATCAGCTTTATGACCGATAACACCAGCCGCATCTGCAATGATGGAAATGGCAATCCTGCCGCATATTGGACACGAAGCCCGAATGCTGATCAGACTTCTTATTTCTGTTCTGTGACTGTGACTGGCGAATATTACGGATTTACCCCTGCAAATAACGAACAGGGCATCCGCCTGATGTTCAGCGTTTAAGGAGGTGTTGAGAGTGTACTACAAGGTATTGAAAAATGGCCGGGTGATCGATGCTCTTGACCACCTACGCTTTGTAAAGTATCAGCCCAAGCACGACATTATGGTGAACTGCACGGAGGATGATGCACAGGGAATTATCAGCAGTGACGGCAGTCATATCTGGCATGTGGACGGGTATTACCTCATCCCCTGTCCTGAGTATGATACCGTGGAACTGCAGGAAATTGACCTGTATGAATATGAGCAGCTGAAAGCCTTGGGTGGTAAAACGCCCGAGGCTATTATTGATGCTTACACTTTGAGTTTGATTCAAGGAGGGCTGCTATGAGTGACGAGAGGAAGTATAGCGAGTTCGTTGAGAGTATGCATCGGCTGTACAATGGCGGAATGATTCAGGACAAGCTCCTGGACAATCTGTTTGCCGAACACAAAATCTCAAAGGACGAGTATCTGTATATCATCAGGAAGGAGGTGTGATATGTATACCTTTTTGATCAATGAGGATAATACACTAACCGTAAGCAAGCGGGAACGCATTATGGAGCGCAGTAAGCAGGTGGATACTCTCCACTTTCTGGCTGACACTACATACAAGGATGTTGACATGAGTGAATTCACCGTGATGCTTGAGTACGTTCTGCCCATCAGCAAGCGATATAAGACAGAGATTCTGGAGAAATCAGAAGAGCTTTATAAGAACAAGCTGGAGTATAAGCTGCCTATCGACACCAACCTGACCAATGAGCCGGGCGATATCCAGATCCAGCTGACATTTGTTGATGTAACAATGGACCCAGATGGCACGACTGTTCAGCATGTGCGCAAGGTTGGCCCAGGCGTGATCACTGTTGTTCCCATCCAGAATTGGAGCGACATTGTTCCTGATGAGGCTCTGGGCGCACTTGACCAGCGCATTATCGCACTGAATGCACAGATCAAGGCACTGAGTGATCGTAACAACGCTATTCTGGATGGTAAGGCTGATGACCTGAGCTACAACGACGACCATACCCTGCAGCTGCTGGCCAACGGTAAGCCCATCGGTAGTGCAGTCAAGATTACTCAGGAGAGCGTCGAAACTGAAGACGGTAGTTTGCGGGTGGTTCCGTTCTAAGCCATCCGCTTCTTTTATAAGGAGGCAAAGATGGCACAGGCTAAATATTCCAAGCTTGGATATGGTAACGCCGAAGATGTAGAAGCTGCGATTGCGCTGGGAATGTTGGACGGCAGGGATATGATTATCACAAAGGATTCCTCGGAGTTCATGTATGTGCGTGACGACCTATCCGTTCAAAAAATTCGTCCCCGCAATCGTTGTTTCGCCAGCGTTACTGAAGCAAACGAGCAATTAAATGAAACGGAAGACACTTATGCAGGTCAAACCGTTATGGTGAAAGACGAAAATGGTAAATATGCTCCGTGGATCGTTCAACAAAGCGAAGCCACGGGGCTTTTTTCTATTGAACCTTTTTACGTTGAGCCGACAAATTTTGTTTGGCAAGAGTTTTAAGAAAGTGAGGCAAAGATGGCTAATGTAAATTTTGGCTACGGTACAAAAGCGAATTATGATAAGCTGACTACCAAAGATGCCAACACATTGTATTTTATTACAGACACACGCCAGATTTTCAAGGGTACAGATGAGTACACCAAGAGCTGCAAGCTGGTGAGCGCTCTGCCTGCAAGCGGTCAGATTCAGGGTCTGCTGTATATCCGTATGACTGACTATACCTTCCACATCTGGAATGGTACTGAGTTCGTACAGTTGAATCGCCCCGTTGTGACTGAGATCCCCAATGCGGATGCAAGCGACGACAACCTGCCCACCACCAAGGCTGTGGCTGACTATGTGAATGCAAAGATTGCCGCAACCGAGGGCAAGGAAGGTTTGTTCGTTACGGATGTCACCTACTCCCCTGCTACCGGCACTTTGAGTGTGGCAAAGAACGGCGCTCCTGTTCCCACCGTGATGAGCGGCCTGACCCATGATCCCACCTATGATGCTGAGACCCGCACCATCAAGCTGCCTGTGTTTGGCGGCGATGAGCTGGTGATCAATCTGGGCAAGGATCTGGTTGTGAAGACAGGTACCTATAACACAAAGACCCACGAGATCGAACTGACTATTACTACTGGTGAGGTCGTGAAGATCCCTGTTGGCGCTCTGATCGATATCTATGTTGGTGTGGTCACTCCTACTGCTGAGGTAACTGTTTCTGATGACAATAAGATCTCTGTCAGTGTTCGTGTGTCTACCAAGGGCAATAACAGCATCACCGTTGAGGAAGATGGCCTGTATGTTGCAGTGCCGGACGCTTACACCAAGGCTGAAGCAGACGCGAAGGTCAAGGTCGTTAATGACAAGCTGGACGAGCATATCAAGGATGCTGTAAAGCATGTCACTGCTGACGAGCGCAAGGCTTGGGATGCAAAGCCCACTCAGGACGAACTGGCTGCTGCGAAGGCTGAGGCAATTTCTACCGCCGCTGATGATGCGACCACTAAGGCTGATAACGCTCTGGCTAATGCAAAGACTTATGCAGATGGTCTGAATACCACTATGGATGGCCGTGTGCAGGTGCTGGAAGGCGCTATCACCTGGAAATCCCTTGATGGCTAATTGATTTGTTTCACCACATGGCAATGACGCTGTGTGGTGAATCTTATTAAGCAAAGGAGTTGAGTATGGCAAATTTATCATTACGCGAGGTCGCACAGTCTCAGCTGGATCAAGCTCCTGTGATTGACGGCCAACTGATCGTATGTACTGATACTGGAAGCACTTATCGAGATATCGGCACAAGACGAATTCAAATCAGCAAAGACTTGGAGATCGTAAGCTCGCTTCCGCTGGCTCCTTTGTCTAATAAGATTTACTACCTGCGTCCAGACAGCTTGTATGTTTATAGTGGCGATGACTGGATTCTTTTGAACCCATCAAAATTCACACTGGAAGCCGACAAAAACGCAGTCAATGGCGAAGTTAATATCAATCTAATCCTGAACGGTACGGCGCAGGATAAAATCAAAATCGCTGGCGGTGGTGTGACCACAGTGACAACTGGTGAGACGGGCGATATCACAATTGACACCCCGCACCCGGATGAACTGCTGGCTGCACTGACGAATGATGAGATCGATGCGATCACTGGCGGCATGGTCGATGATAGCGGCAATCCCCTGCCTACGCCGCAGGTTGTGGTGGATGCGACACTGACTGTATCTGGACGTGCTGCTGATGCAAAGGTAACTGGCACAAGAATCTCTGAGGCGTTGAGTATCGCAAAATCGGCTGATGCCGGGCTAACCAATGTGCGTACTGAGCTAGACAAGTTGAAGCTGGATTCCGTTGCGGTGGACAAGACCCTGACAAAAGAGAATTTCGCCGCCGATGCCAAAGCTGTTGGTGATGCTCTGACGGGGAAAGCAAATACAGAACATAATCACGATAACCGCTATTATACAGAAGACGAAATCAATGTAAAGCTCTCAAAGAAAAGCGATGATGGTCACACCCATGACGAGCGATATTATCAACAGAACGAGATCGACGAGAAGTTGAAGATAAAAGCAAATAAAATCAATATCCACACACTGACTATTCCGACTACAAGTTAGCTTACTGACGATACGGTTGATCGATATTCAAAGTATATTGATCTCGACATCGATGGGATCACATCAAAGGATGTTATTTCTATCAGCGTGACACCGGCAAGTGCAAAGGTGGCTTCATACGCCCAGTTTGCAAACCCGGAGACCTTTGATGGATATGTGCGTCTGAGAGCTGTATCAGTTCCAACGACTGCGATTACAGCTCAGTATTATATCGTGCAGGGCGGCGGACAAACAGATAGCGGCAGTGGTACTGCTGTTGAGAGATATACCAAGGCACAGGTGGATAATAAACTAAGTGAAAAAGTGTCATACAAAGATGTTTTATCACTTGAAGAGATCTCAACAAATGAAAATACTGCTAAAAAAGTCGCTTCTGCAGAAGCATTAAAAAACAAAATCGGATGTGTAAGCCTTCCTATAAGTGGAGTAAAATTAAAAAATAAAACTGGAGAATGTAATTGGACAGTTCTTGATATTTCATTACCAGATGGGGCAATCGCGATAGGTCACGCAATGACAGGCGCTTGGCAGGAAGGTGCTAGCTACGAATTGTTAGATAGAAATAAATTAACCATTTCGAGCTCCTTGGTAACCGAACTACCAACAAATCGTGGAGATATGCTGATATACTATTACATTCCATAAACAAAATAGGAGGATTACGAAATATGTCAATCGGGACTTAAATATCGTAGGGGTAGAAGCCTACCCTATTGGCTCGATTTATATGAGTTTTAATTCTACTGAACCGAGTAAAATATTCGTTTTATAAGGAGGATTATATGGCACTAGGAGAAATGAATAGCGGAAACAAAACGCTCCCTGAATGGAGTGAAGTGCAGAATAAACCATCTGAATTTAATCCATCAGAACATTTTCATAATTTTATTATTGACGATGGAGATAATCGGGATTCAAATACAGCACCGTCTGATTATTACGGGGACGAAAATAACGATGATTGTCATGGTAAAATGATTTTTCGTGGAATAAAAAGAACTTCAGCTGTCAATCTGTCTGCTGGTGGAAACGGATATTGTTTTTTACTTGGCCTGTGTGGTTGGAAAGACTATACGGGAGGATATTCTTACGAAATAGCTTTTTGTAATAGAAACATTTATTACCGTTCTGGTGCGAATGATAGTTGGGGCGATTGGGCACAGATTGCTACAGCTTAAAGGAGGTACGAATTATGGCTTTAGGAAATATGAATATTGGTGTTGATAGTGAGTTCATTCCGTCCAACCTCAATACGGTTCTTACCC